GCCGCGGACGAGCGTGCAGCGGCGCAGAAGATTCGACTGAGCGAGAAAACGGCGGCCGCCCAGAAGCGAATTCGCGAACGTGAAATCGCTGCAGAGAAGCGCGTTTATTCTGGAGTAGGCCGACTTGTTGGCGGCTCCACATCTCGCGTGCTCGGGAGCCTCGGAGGCGTCGCCGGTGGAGCGCTTGCGGTTGGCGGCGGGTTCTCTGTTGTTGATGCGTTGCAGACGAACATCGCAAACAGAGGCAAGGCAAAAGAGATCGCCATTCAATCCGGTGGAGCGATATCGCGCGACCAGCTGTTGAATCAAGCGCAGAGCATAGCGCTTCGGTACGGATTTAAGACTGAAGACGCGTTGCAGGCCGCTGACGAGTTTGGCCAAAAGAGCGGCAAGTACGAGGCGATCGGAACCGTCCTTGAGGACGTGATGAAGATCTCTAACGCAACCGGCGCAACGCCTGCAGACATGGCCAATATGATGGGCATTTTTCAGGCAAACGGAGGCGACGCAGCGCAGTCGACATCGTTTGCATTGATTGCCGCAGGCATGGGGCGCAAGGGGTCGATTGACCCGCGCGATCTCGCAAAGTCCGGCGGAACGATATCGTCGGCATCAAACCGTTATCAGGACAAGGACAAGGCTTTTCGTCAGCTGAACGCTCTTACGCAAATAGCTGCAGCCCGCGGTGGCGCGAACGGCGCAGAAGAAGCGACTCTTTCGGTTTCGCGGTTTACGTCTGACATCAGCAAGAAGCGCGATCTGTTCAAGCAGATGACGCACGGCGTGTCGGCATACGACGCAAACAACAGCCAGATGAAAGATCCTTACGAGAACCTAAGGAACATCATCAGCGCAACACACGGCGACGACGGAAAGCTAGCAGAGCTGTTTGATGAGCGCGGGATACGAGCCGTTCAGGGCCTTACATCCCTTTACCGAGAAGGATACAACTCGACAAAGGGCACCGAATCTCAAAAGAACGATGCTGGCATCAAGAAGATGATGGAGGCCATCAACGAGATGGAGACCGCGACGCTAACCATGTCGCAGGTCGAAAAAGAGTCTGCCGACCGTATGCAGGAAACCGATAAGAAGCTTGCGGCGACATTCGAAAAGCTCCGCATCGAAGTTGGCGACAAGCTTGCTCCGAAGTTCGTTGAGATGATTCCTGTTCTTGAGCGCGCCATTCCAGCGTTCACGGACATGCTCGATTTTGCGACAAAGAACCCGTTTTCGTCCGTTGGCATTCTCATCGCTGGTGCGATCACAAAAGACATCGCGGCCGCTGGAATCGGGAAGGGCGTTGAGCTTGCGGTGACGAAGGCCGCCAGTATCATTTCTTCCAGTGGCACAAGCATCGGCGCTCAGCTTGGAGCTGTAGGCGTAATCATTGCCACCGCTGGCCTCGCCCTAGAAAAAGGCATCGAGCACATCAACGAAGTGTTCGACAAAAAAGCAAAGAAGCAATCCGAAGAGGCAATGAGCGGAGCTCAGATTGAGCAGCGCAGGGCGGAGCTCGTCGACAAGGTTCGAAAAGGCACAGCCAATCAGTCAGACATTGAAGAGGCGAAGCGCTACTTGACGGCTGGGGAAGCTGGTCTTGAGGAACAAAAGAAGGGCCTTGATCCAGAAAACGCGACGCTCACCGAAAAGCTTATAATCGCGGCTGGGTCCGGTGCTATCGGCAAGTGGGCGGGCATGGAAGACGCTCTGGCTACCGAAAGTAGCGCAAAGTGGCAAACGTACGATCGCACTAAGAAGTCCATCGAGGACTTCGCCAAAACAATCGAACAGGCATCGCAAGAGCTCAAAAGGCTCAAGGCGCCAGGTGGCGACGGAGGCGGAAAGTCAAACGACAACTCGCCGGACCGCATCGTTCCAATCGCATCACCAGCACGAAGCAGCGGATAACGCATGGCGACAGGTCTACCGTTTGAAGGCTTCCTTCCGTTCAGTTGGAAGGATATCGGTGCGCCTCTTGAATCAATCTCCACGATTCTTCGCCATGACCTCGCGCAGCACCGCGTGTGGAAACGTGACGGCGCAAACGTTGAAAGCACCGGCAGAGCGCCGCTTCAAATAAGTGCCAAGATCCCGTTTCTGCAAACCATCGCAAAGGCGCGAAACGAAAACTGGAGCAACCTTTACCCGAACACCTACCGAAAGTTCCTATCTGTTTCCGCAGAAGGTACTACCGGAGTCCTTTCGCACCCGGCGCTCGGAAATATCAACTGCAAGCTAGAATCGTTTACATCGAACCTTGTTCGCGGCGGGATGGAGTGTGATGTTTCGTGGATTGAAACGCTCACCGACGACGATGTTGCGACAGAGCTCTCGTTCAGCAGTCCAATTTCGTCCGCTATCACTTACTCGCTAGAGCTTAGCGGTCAGGTTGCGAACATCGAACTTCCAGACTACCCAAAAGAGACACGTTCGCTTACGGACGATCTTCGCGATATCTCGGGGGCGATCAACTCGATTGGCCTAACCGGAGCTCGCATCTTCGGAAAAATCGACGCGGTTATCTACCGCGTGAACAACATCGAGCGCGCACTCAAATACTCAACGAACGTTTTCCACGTAGGCGCCCGCCAGAACGTACAGCGCATCAAGGATGCCATGCGCGCGCTAAAGCTCGATGTAATGAGCAAGCGAAAAAAGACGGTACTTTACTTTGTTCGAACGCCAATGACGCTGGCCCACGTAGCACACGACACGGGCGACAGCATTCAAGACATCGTTTCTCTGAATCCTGGCATTCTATCCAGCCCGATTGTTCCTGCGAACACCGTGGTTCGTTACTACGCGGAGCCTTGATTGGCTTACATCGCAAAGAACACGAACCCGGAGGATGATGTTGTCGAGCTCATCTGCGAGCGAACGGGCAAGGCAATCTCGCATTGGTCCGAGTATTCGTGCTCGTCAAACTTCTTCACGCCAACAGATGGGTGGTCGTTCACCGTTGGCGAAGAGAACATCCAGCGAGTTCGTGAAGCGGTAACCGTAGGCGACAAGATTCGCATCGCCGTGAACGGAATCGTTCAGTGCACGGGATACGTTGATTCGCTCGAATCGCACGCCGAAGTGGGCGCTGGATCCATCTGGACTTACGAAGGGCGCGACGCCCTTGCGATGGCAGTCGATGGGTGCATTGATCCGCGCGTTCACTTCAAGGCAAGCATGACGCTTGAAGATGTGGTCAGAGGCGCACTCGAACCGTTTTTTGAAGGCTCGTCGATTGAGTTTCAAATCGACAACGACGCAAATCAAAACGTTCTTACGGGCCAAACCAAGGGCAAGAAGTACTCAAAGACAACTCGCACCAAGCGCGGCAAGGTGCGCGGCGGTAAGGCGCTCAGAAAGTACACCGTCGATCAACTCAAACCGCACATGGGCGAGGGCGCTTTCGCGTTTGCCACTCGAATCGCTAACAGGTTCGGGCTTTGGATCTGGTGCTCAGCAGACGGCGAAAAGATTGTCGTAGGTCACCCAAGCATCGAACCTGGGCAAGGCGACGGCATTCCATACCGCCTAACGCGTATTTCAAGCAACCCGAGCCAAAACAACATCAAATCGGGCGGCGTCAAGATTGACCTCACCGAGCAGCCGTCGTGCATCATCGCCGACGGCGCGAGCGGTGGTGGAACGTTTGGCCATTCAAAAGTTATGGCGCGTATCGTCAACCCGTTTACCGGTTACGACGCAGACGGCTTCGTTGAGGACAGCGTTTCAAAAGTCTTCGCAAAGTACTCGAAGGCCACGGAGATTATCCACGAAGGTTACCCTTCGCTGCACAACTACAAATCGATCGGAATTGCTAGGCCGGTTTGGTTGCACGACGAAGAGAGCCACAACGAAGAGCAGCTTGAGGGGTTCATTCGCCGAGAGCTTAGCCTTCGCCTTCGAAAGGCCGTTGTTGCTCGGTACCGAGTGATGGGGCACGGGCAAATGGTCGGCGGCTCGTTCGCTCCGTGGACGGTAGACACTCAGGTTTACGTTCAAGACGAGCACTCGGGAATCGATGAGATGATGTGGGTTCAATCGCGCCGTCTCTTTCGCGCGGCCGGAACATCGGGTTCCTACACCGACCTTGAGCTGATTCGGCTTTCCTCTGTGGAGTTCTGAATGAGTCTCATCAAGCTCACGCAGATTTTGGCCACGCGAGTCGCCGACAAGACGAAGCTGTTGTTGGCACAGATTGGCGATGCGGCTCTTGAGTTCGAGGAAACAGACGCCGTAGAGATGTGGCATCACGTTGGGTTCACGTCTCGCCCAAGCAACCCTACTGAAGGCAAAAACGCCGCGGAGGCGCTTGTTGTTTCTGGGTCGCACTACGATCGCTGCATCGCAACGCGTGACGCGCGAGGCGCAAAGCTATCCGGAAACCTAAAGCCGGGTGAAACGTGCGTTTACGCCCCTGGCTCAGACGGAAACTCACAGGGACGAATCCTCCTAAAAGACACAGGGGGCGTTGCTCTTATCGGGTTACAAGGAAACGTTGAGGGCGGCACAACGGCGGTTATTCAGATTGAGGGCGGCACAACGAACATTACGGCCGCCAATGCGTTCGGCGCTCTGTCAATCGCAGAGGACGGAATCACGTTGATGTGCGGCGCATCGGGCATAAAGCTCGGAGCCGACGGCGCTGTCACCATCATCGGCACGTCTATCGCGCTAAATGGCGCATCAGTATCGCTTGGGGCTAACGCGGTGATGCCCGTTGTGTGGGGCGCCGCTGGCATCTCTGGCGTCGGCAGCACATCGGTGAAAGTGGCAATTTGAGTGCGTGTTCGTTTCCTTCGTTTTCGCTGATTCCGATCACGATTCCGATCCCGTCTCTGCCGTCGATTCCAACGATTGGCCTGAGCATCTCGCTTCCAGATCCAGATTTGCCGAGCATCCCATCGCTCTCGTTGGTTCCGATCACGATCCCAATTCCATCTCTTCCAAGCCTTCCAACAATAGGCCTGAGCGTTGCGATTCCAGACGCATCCCTTCCTCCGCTTCCTTCGTTTTCGCTGATTCCGATCACGATCCCGATTCCGTCGTTGCCAGAAATTCCATCTCTCGGCATCCCCGCCCCCTTCTGCCCGCTGGATTGAACGAATGCCGCTGAATCCTACAACGCTTGAAGCCGCAATCAAATCGGCACTCGCTCCTCTTGGGCCTGCGCTCATTGCAGCGTCTCAAAGCTCGGAGGCAGTTCCGCAATCACTCTGGACGGACATTGCCAACGCAATCGCTGACAAAGTTTCATCTGCCGTTGCGTCGACGGTGATTTCGCACATCACCACGAACGCAACCGTCGCTACTACTTGCGACGCTGGTCCAGGAACGGGCGTGATCTCTTGAGCATCAACGGAATCGGAACTTGCCCGATGGGCCTTACGCCGTACGGATTTGGAACGCCTGAGCCTGGCGACGAGAATCTCGGAAAACCAACCGTTGACCCGGCAACACTCAAATCAACCGGCATCCGACTCATCCAAAAAGGCGATTACGTCTACCAAAACGGGCGCCCTGTCGGCATGTCACGCGCACAGCAAGAAGTTCTTCTTGCAACAAGCACCGACCGCGGCACGAGCTCCGTTCGCTCGCTCGGAAACACGCTCAAGACAATCGACATGGTAACCGAAAGCTTCGAGCGGTTGTGCGAGGCAACCATGCGCGAGGCTCTCTCTGGCTCCGTGTCGCGCGGAGTCATTCAGATCAAAAGCATCACTGTTGTGAAATCTGAAAATAAGCCCGCCTACATACGCATTTCGTGGTTCGACGTTGAATCGCAAATCGACCGCATATCGGTGGTGACCTAATGCCCGATACGACGCACGCGTTCACTGTTCGCACGGCGGACGAAATTCGCGAATCGGGCCTGCGGTGCCTTAGAAACGGACTCGCTGAAATCGGAGTGGACGCCCCGAACGTAAGCCCGAACAGCGACGACTATTGCAGGTTCAACGCGTTTGCCAACGAGTTGTCCGTGTGCGAAGCAAACGGCGCCGCCAAAGCGGACGAGTTGATGCCGGACACGGCTGTTGGCGATGGTCTCAAGCGATGGCTTGAACCGAATGGAATCGAGTATCGCCCGGCATCCGGCAGCGTTGGCACGGTTATCCTTGACGCATCACAGACGACGGCAGTTCCACTTGGCACTCGCATTGTAGACGGCACCGGACAACTGTTCGAAGTTTCCACAGGCGGAACTTACGACGACGAGGACGAGGTTCCGATCGCCGCCATAAGTACGGGCGACGCTACGAACTTGCCAGGCGGCACCGTTCTTCGATGGGTTGCTCCTCCCGCATTCTGCGCTTCTACCGCAGTTGTTTCGGATGCTGGGCTCGTAAACGGCACAGACGAAGACAACGACGATATCGCACGCGCACGCCTTTTTGCTCACTGGCAAGAGGCGCCAAGTTCTGGAAACTCGACACACGTGGCCGAAATCGCCGAAGCCTCCACGTCAAGCGTCGAAAAAGCCTATGTTTACCCGGCGGCGCAGGGCCCAGGCACGTATCACGTCGCGGTAACCGCAAGGCCTACCGCGACGAACAAATCGCGTGCGGTGGCAGATGCGAAGATTTCCACAGTTGTGCGCCCATACGTGACGGGGCAATTGCCAGAACACACCGAGGGGACGATCACGTCTGTGGAAGACGTCGAGACTGACGTTTCAATCCTCGTTTCCCTTCCATCCTCGCCTGCGGCCTCTCCGCCTGGGCCTGGCGGCGGGTGGCTCGACGGTACGCCGTGGCCGGCCTATCCCGTGGAGGTGCAGACCGTCACATCGTCAACGTCGTTCAAGATCGTCGGCGTAGACGGCACCGGCACTGTTCCGACGGAGGGCGTCACGCGCATCTCATGGCTCTCCCATGTTGATTGGACAGTAAAAACGGCAACGGTTACATCGGCGACACCGGACGGGCCGCTCGCGTACGACATCATAATCGACACGCCATTCGACGGCATTGAGGTGGACGATCGCGTTTGGCCTGCATGTGAGAATCAGGACGCTTACGCGGAGGCGATCCTTGAAGGATTTGCCGCGCTAGGACCTGGCGAAAAGACGGACAACACGCTCACGCTTGCGCGTGCATTCCGCCACCCCATCCCCGCGCAGTCGTACCCGTACGAATTAGGCGCACAACTCCTCTCGAAGCTTTCGCAAATATCAGAGGTGTACGCGGCGCAATTCAAACGCCGATACGACGGAACGAAGGCGGTCGTTGGTGCGAGTGGATCGTTTGCGCCCGAAGTGCCTGCCGCAATCACAGACAAGCCGCTCATTTTTATCCCTAAGCGCATCGCATTCTATCCGCTCTAAGAGGCACACTTGACACTACCCGAACGCGCTGACCTAGACACTTACGGCGGCGTAAAAGAGAACGTGCGCCCGATTGTCGACCGCACTACCGAGATGGACGCGGACGACGAGAATCAGCGCTCGATTGACGTGGCGATGATGACTCAAACATCGATTCGCGCCGTCGCTTCGTTCGTTGGCACGGCAAGCTCTCCGCCAACAGCGCCAACATCCGGATATGTACACGTTGCCCAGTGGGGAAGCGCGTTGCTTGTGAAACCAACGTTCGCGCGAACCGCTACTGGCGTTTTCACAATCACGTGGCCGACTACGGTTACAGACGAACTCGGAACCGTTCACACGCTCAATTTCCAGTACGCACTTCAACCTTCCGTGTCCGGGACGACAGCATTCATTGCAACGGCAACGCTCACGGCGGCGAACGTGCTCACTGTTCGCGTATTCGATGCTGCGGGCGCTGCCTCTGATGCGGTTGGAGCGGTCATCACGGCCTTCGTAATCTGATGGCGTCGTACGGCGGAACGTGCCCCTTCCCGCGCGCAATCGGCGGCAATGCCGATGAAGAGTTGAACGCTCTCGTCGCGTCTCAAAACGCGCAGCTTGGCAGCGCATACGATACGTCCGAAGGGACAGCGGTTTACGTTGAATCGGTTGCGATTGCCCGCATGCTTTGGGGCGCGTACGGCACTAACGCTCGGCTCGGAAACTTGGCGCATCCCTACAAGATGCCGAAGGAAACGATTCCGCGGTGGGAAAAGATTCTTTTCCTTCCTGGCGGTCAAAACCTGCGAGAGACGGAGCGGCGCGATCGCATAGCTGCAAAGTGGGCTAAGTTCGGTAAGTTCATTACGCGCGCTTACGTCGAGGAAGTTATTCAAGGCGTTGCGTCGGACGTGTTCGTTCAGATTGAACACATCGACTACGCGAACGCGCACATTCTGATTCCTGAGCTTGGCTACACGTTTGGGGTCGTTGGGACATATGGCGCATCTCCGTGGGCATCGACCATTTGCCACATCCTGATTCTGACCGAGAAGCCTGCAAACTACAGCGAGCAGGATTACTACGCGTCGGTCGCAAAAATCTCCAAAGCGCTTGATCCAATTCTGCCCGCGTGGGCGACGTTTGATTGGTACAGGCGCCCAGAATCCACGCCGATCGCTGTATCTGGAGGGCCTTCGCAGGCCGGCTTTTATCTCGATGACGAGCACAACTTAGACAACAACGTCTTCGACGTTTGAGGCGCGAATAAATGACGATCTCACGAGTAAAGCCGTCCAACTGGGCGACCGGCGAAAAGCTCACGTCCACAGAGATGAACGCAGTGGACACAAACGGCGCAAAGGCGCTGGATAAGACATCGGCCGGCGACACGCTCAGCGGAGAGATTTCCGTTGCGTCTACGGGCGGATTTTCGTTCGCATCAGGATCTCACGCCAGCTTTGCGTCTGGATCACTCTTAGAAAGCGCTTCGAGTTCATCGGTGTGGCTTACACTCGGCACTGATGGGTGGATGGAGCTTCAGAGCGGTTCATACGTCAACGTCTCAGCGGGCCAGATTCGGACAAGCGGAACAGGCACAATCAAGTGGAATAATACCGATTGGCCGCTGCTGAATACGCGATCCTATTCAAGGTATCACCGTGTAGTCGACCTCGTTTCAATCGGCACATACGACAACACGATCGGGCTTTGGGACTCTGCTTCCGGAACTGTTTTTGGTGGCGCATCAGCTATCGCCGTCCACGGAACGATACCTGCGCATGATGGCGCATCGCTAACGTCCGCAACGCTCATCTTCAAGCCTGGCGTTCACGCCGCGCTCCCAACAAACAAAGTGCAGCTGACGATTTCCGAGGTTGACGCAGCTACAGGCTCGGTACTTTCGACGCAAACGTTTACGCACACACCGGGCATTCTTGCCCTTTATAGCAACCTCACGCAGTCGTGGACCGTGACGCTATCGCCGTCCATCACGATGGCGCCAACAACGAAGACGTACAAGTTCACGATCACCGACGAGAACGGAACCAATTCCGTAGCCGGCACAGAATACATGTCTCTCTCGTTCACCTATTCGTCCATCGTCGACATGAGGTTCAAATGAGCGCTAGCGCCGCATGCCAAGTTCGCAACGGTGACGCTGGCTCGTACGTTGACACCACCGACGGCGTGAACATCACCGCCGGTGAAGACATCTCCATTCGCCTCACGTCTGGTGAAGGCATCAAGAACTGGGTTCTTGAGTGCTTTGGAACCGACGAGCTTGGGACGCCGGACGCCATCAACGAGCTTCTCTCTGTAGACGGCGCAACGTTCACAGCTACGTTCACCGCTCCGAACGAACAAGGCCGAACGCTACTCTTTCGCTCTACCGGAACGCGTCACAACGGAACAACTGTTTCCGAAACGTTTGGCCTGTTCATAACAACGCTTGCCGGTCGTCGCGTGTGCGCCGTAAACCAAACGTTCGAAGGAAACTCGTCGTTCGGGTGGTCGACAACCATCAACGACTTGATTCGAAACGGGGCATATGGGGACTATGCTGTAATCAGGGAGAAGACGCTTCTCACCGAGGATGCAACTCCTACCAATATCACATTCAATTGGGACGACATCGAAGACATTCCGGACGATTGCGTTGTGTATCTAGACGCGATTGTCATGGGCCGAAATACGGATGACGGAACCGAGTTCGTTCGCCTACAGCTTGCACGCTCGATGTATGTCGTTGCTGGAACCGGAACATTCAACGGAAGCACGCGCGAATTTGACGCAGAAAGGCCAGGTCTTGGGAGCGCTGCGGCCGTAATCGGAAGAGACGCCGGAACACTTAGGCCGTACATCACGGTAACAGGTGTTGCAGGAAAGCCGATCGCGTGGAAGGCAATCCTACAATATAACGTTCTCGCCACAGCAGACGACGAAGCTCCGCCCCCTGAACCAGGGTTTGATGTTGCCGACAGGGCTTACGCCGGGCTGTGGTTTGCTGACGACTTCAATGTTGGAACGCAACAATGGCCTGGCACCGCAAGCGCTGGCAGTTCAGGAACAAAAACGGCAGCGAAGGCGGGAGGAAGCGATACCGCTTACGGCACCGAATACAACGGAAGAAAGTCGCTTTACATAAACGGCGCACAAAACATTCAGTTGGTCGCGGACGCGGCAGACCTATACGGCACAACTGGAACGACTTTCTGGGTTGTTGCGAACGTTCTATCGTCAGCAACCGCAAACGATACGAACCCGAGGAACGAGGAGTCGCTCATTGCGGGCGGTCACGTGTATATCGGTGTCGACTCAAGCGGGAATGCGGCGGCCGAGGTATACGATGGCGGAGCGTTTCAGCATACGGCCGACATTTCAAGAGGAACAGGGCTTGCTATCTTTCAGGTTCGGTTCGACGAAACAAATCTGTCGATTAGAAAGAACAAGGGCGCGTGGACTTCTGTGGCGTGCGCGACGCTTGACGTATCGTCGTTCGTCGACGTTCACGTCGGCATCTCTACTATCAGCGGATACACAACCGACACAGAGGTGTGTGCGTATGGCTTCATAAAAGAAGTGCTCGCTGATGGCGATCTTGATGATGACGTCGATTACCTCGCAAACTATTACGGGATAACTGTTTGATTCGAATCGTGCCTCGAAATGGACCGTCCACCGAGGTCGGTCTTGGTCCGACGATCACATCGTTCAGCCCTTCCGTTGTCGATACGGCAGGAGGCTCGACGGTTAGAGTTCTAGGATCTGGATTCTCAAACCTCGTCTCTGCCAGCATAGGCGGTGTCGCGTGTACAAGCTTCGACGTCGTTGACGACGAAACCGTAGACATCGTGTCCGCAGCGATGTCTGCGGGAATGAAGGCCATATCCCTTGAAGGGGAATTCGGAACAACAATAACCGGAAGCACATGTGAAGCTTGGTCGCCAGCGCAAATCTCTGGCGCACGCCTTTTCGATGCGTCGCACGGCGTAACGTCAACCGGATCAACTGTTGGCTCGCAGTGGACTAAAGTCTCTGACGAGCTTTCGGAAGATTGGATCTGGCGTGACGGAACGTCGATCGGATACCTGGCCGGCAAGTGGTGGATGATTGCCGGCACGAACGGAGACCCTCCTCCGAATGGGTTCGGCGTATACCCGTCGACAGGCACCGGTCCGAGCACGAACGAAGTGTGGTCATCTTCGGATGGTGGCGCAACGTGGACGCTTGAGTTGGAGGATGGGCACACACAATTCACGCGACGGCACACGCAAGGCTTCGTCGTTTGGAATAACAAAATGTGGATCGTTGGTGGAGATCAGTACGCCGCAGGCGGCTACCACCGAGACGTTCTTTCAAGCGCCAACGGGACTACGTGGACGACCGAGGTTGCGACGACGCCGTGGTCGGAGCGCATGTTGTCCGCGGTCGGCGTGTACGACGGCAAGCTCTGGTTATTCGGAGGCCAGAACGGGATCCGCGGCGAAGCGTCCGGCGACGTCGTCTATCATAACGATGTTTGGAATTCGGCCGACGGCGTGACCTGGACACAGATCGCGGCGGATGGCGCGGCGAGCGCAACACGCCCAGGCCCCCGCGGCCTAATCTTCGGGCTCGTCGAATTCCTCGGCCGCATGTGGCTTGTGAGCGGCGGCAAGTACCCGAGCGCCGCGAGCCCCTCGCGCGTCTACTATGCCGAGGTTTGGTCCACAACGGACGGGATCACGTGGACGCAGCACGCGTCGCCGCCATGGATTGGAAAACTTTATCACGACGTATCCGTTTTCGGCGGTCGCTTGTGGATGCTCGGCGGTTACAACGACACCACGATCGGAAACACGAATGACGTGTGGTCAACGGCCGACGGCGAAACGTGGGAGCAATCCCCCGCCGACACTGTTATTTGGCCGGTATCTCACGCCGATGGATTCGGATCATCAAACGCGCCGTACTGGTTGCGCGGTGGCGGATCGTCTTCTGGGGTTGTCGAGGAAGGGCGAGCTGTTTATCGGTGGGACACGTTCCCAGGGGCGCACGTCACTGCGTGGGAAGATCGTGGCGATGACGGCCTTATTGTTTCGGCTTCGGGCACAAAGCGCCCGGTTGTTTGCGCAACGGCGATCAACGGCAGGCCTGGAATTGTGTTCGACGGTTCCGATGACGTTCTCGCGCTTGCGTCAAAAGACTCTTACGTCGCAGGGTGGTCCGTATTTTGGCTTGGTCGTGCACCCTGGATGCCAGATCGCATTTCGCACTCCGCTTATTCTCCTCGCGAAACGGTTGTTGGTGACAATACTGGTGGGCAGTACTCCGCGTTTGGCGTCGAAAACGGGGCGCTCAAAATTTCGAACTACGGCGGAGGCTGGAATTCGCACACCGCCGGCTCTGGGCTATCTAACGCTTTCGCCTCGTTCCACGTGTGCGGATGGACTCACGATGTTACGGGTGACGCAAAGGCATATATTGACGGGTTGAACGTTGGCACAACGGGGAGCGTCGGATACGACGTTGGCGGCGCTGGGTGGCGAGCCATAGGCGCAGGATTTGGTGAGTCCGACCATTATCGCGGCGTCCTCGGGTTTGTTCTCGTTGTTCCTTCCGTGCTTAGCGGATCTGACGTCGAGAAGCTCAGTGAGTGGGCGTCTGGACGATTTGGTGTTTAGAACATTTTTTAGGAGCGTTACATGACGGACCACGACATCAGCGCTCTTTTGTCGAAGCTCGACATCATCACTCAGAGCATCAAAGACAGCGATGCCCGAAGCGCCAATCGACACATGGCGCTTCATCACGAGGTGACAACGCTAAGTCGCGAAGTGCGCGACACACAAGAGCGTATTTCAGCCCTTGAGCGTGCGCGCAATCAGCACTCTGGCTTCTTTCGCAAGCAGTCTGAAAGCGTTCACGAACTCGTTGTTGAGCAGGTGAAGCAAAAGACGGCGCTTGAGCGATTGGACACGTCACGCAATCGCGTAATCGCTTTCATTGTTTTGGCGGCTCCGACTATCACAAGAGACATCATTCTCCCGGTTCTTGAATGGTTCTCTAAGTCGGCGATCAACGTAGTTCTTTGAGACCTGGTGCCAAATGATTCGACCAATTGTTGTTTGGATTGCGGCTCACCCTGAGCTTGCGCTTGAACTGTGGATCTCTCTCTCACTGCTTTTTTCGGCGATAAAGCCGAAGAACGAAGAACAGTTTGAGCGCTACGCGAAGATAATTACGCCTTCAGGTGCACGCGCTCTCGTGGTGCTCGCCGCGTTCTTCACGGACTTCCTGAAGGTGTTTCAGCAAGTGCTTGGGATTGTCTCCAAGCAAAATTGGAGCGCGACCGCTCAACGCGCGATGCGTAGCGTTCCGCCTCCGCCAAAGGAAAATCAAGAATGAACCGCCGTCGCTCTCTAGCCGTGTCGCTGTCTGGTGTTATTTTTCTCACGCTCGGTGGGTGCGCTCTTTTGCCGTGGGCAAAGGGGGCGCTGGACGTTGACGATGTGGCGTGCATCCTTTCGGCTTGGGCACTTCCAGACCAGAAAATCCAAGAGATTTGCAAAATCACAAACGCGCGTGCCCCTGATATGCGCAAGCTTTTGGACGACAAGCGCGCGGCGATGGCAAAGGCTGGCGTTTGCGGTCCGAATCAAGGCGACGCTGGTCCGGATGACGCGGCGGCTTTAGAGCAGTGAAGTTCGGACATATTCGCGATTACGTCGAGCACGTTCGCGATGACAACATGGCCCGCCCGGTTGGCGTGCTGATTGGCGATCGTGTGCAATCAAACGCCGCAAGCGTAGATTGGCGCGCGGCCTCCGATCCTGTCTACGACCAGGGCAACACGAACACGTGTGTCGCGCAGGCATTCGTAGGCGCCGCAACACTCATTTCGCGCATTCAGTACGCAGAAATTGAGAAGCCGAGCATCCCTGCGTTGTACGCGCTTTCACACCTTATCGATAGGCCCGGCTCGCCGTATATCCCAGACGACGGCCGACGCCCTAGATCGGTACTCGAAGCGGCTAGCCGATTCGGCCTTGTGGCGAATGCTCGGTGGGCGTTCGGTGTCGTCGACCTGACAATTCCTCCTCCGCTCGATGTGTACATTCACGGTCACATCGCCAAGCTGACCGGCTGGTATCGAGCCGATTCAGGCGATGTCGTCGCTTCGCTGCGCCATGCACTTCAGCTCGGTCACATCCCAATCTTCGCGATGGAGGTGGATGCGGACTACATGAACCTTCGCGGAGACCGCGTTTACGAAGGGCTCGTCGGGCCGTCGTACGGATCTCACATGCAATCAATCGAGGGATACGACGACGACCGCGCGGCTTTCCTTGTTCGCAATTCATGGGGACCGACGTTTGGCGATGATGGGTATGCGTGGGTTTCGTACAAGTACATGCGGAGCCCGAACTGCTTTGACCGCCACGTCATGACGGTCGTTCCGACGGTGATCCATTGAGAGTGATTGTCGCTGTTTTGGCGATTGGGTTTCTTCTTTCGTGCAGTTCGGCAAAGAAGCCGGATCCAATCTACCTTCCAATCCTAGGAACTGGCAGCCCTGCTCCAGCGTGCGCTCGCATGGGAGAGCTAGGGTGCGAAGAAGGCCTTAACGCTCATTGCGTTGAGGTTCTAACGAACGCCGTAACGGTACAAACCTTTGATCTTGAGTGCGTTGCGCGCGCCTCGTCAAAAGACGACGTGAGGCGCTGCGGCTCCATCAGGTGCCTTTGACACAAGAACAGATGAAGCGTGCGCGTGACATCGCGCGCGAGCTGCTTTCTGTGGCCGACTACCTAAACGCGCGAATGATTCTTGACCGTGTGGCCGTCGAGATGGACGGCGGATCGCGCGAAGAAAAGGAAGACTGAATGACGGCGCACGTTCTCTACAAAGACATGGGCGCCCCGAACGTCCAGCCATTTACGATTGAAAAGAAAGATGGCGAAACGTGGGATCCTGAGTCGGTCGTTTCGGCTGATATTCGCGTTCAGAAGCCGGATGAAACAACGGCAGAGACGTGGACCGCAACAATTGAGTCGCAGGATGCCAACGGCATCACCGTGGTTCATGCGCTAGACGATTCAGATCTTGATGTTGTCGGAATGTGGCGGGCTTACGTTCGCCTTTACGACGCAGGCGGCGGCATCGTGAGAACGTACACCGCAACATTTATCGTCAAGGCGGAGTTTGGCCTATGACTGACAACGTACGCATCAACGCTACAACCGTTGACGGTGGCGAAACCATCCGAACGGACGACATTTCCGGCGTTCAGTTTCCTGTGTCGAAGATTGCGATCGGAGCCGACGGAACGGATGATGGGCTCGTAAGCAGCGCAAACCCGATGCCGGTGTCCGTTGTTGGCGCAACATCACTACCAACGGGGGCCGCTACAGAAGCCACGCTTGCTAGCGTACTTGCTGCGCTTGCTGATACGATCGCAGTCTCTGCCGCGGCGCTTCCTTTGCCGGCCGGTGCCGCGACACAAGCCACGCTTGCGCAAGTGCTTTCAGCACTCTCTGGCACCGTTGCCGTTTCAACTGCGTCGCTTCCACTTCCGGCGGGAGCGTCAACCGAATCCACTCTATCGGCGATTTCGGCGAAGCTTGCAGCGCTTGGTCAAAAGGCCATGTCCGGCTCTACCCCCGTCGCCATTGCAAGCGACCAAAGTGCTGTACCCATTTCAGCCGCGGCGCTTCCGCTACCAAGCGGTGCCGCGACCGAAAGCACGCTTACTGGCGTGCTTACAACATCAGCATTTCAGGCGCGAATCCCTGCGAGCGTAAGCGGGCGAGTTCCGACGATTGGATCTCTCGGCATTCCTGAGCATGACTACGTCGGCATTTCGTACACAGGCGATCGTGTCGATTCGTACACGTACAAGTCCGGCGGTGCAGGCGGAGCAACCGTTGCGACGGTGACGCTTGGATATACAGGCGACAACATTACGAGCATTACAAGATCATGATTTCACGCTTCTACTGGCGCGCCGATCCTGGCGTTTGGTTCTTCGATGTACCGATGGGCCTACCTTCATCGGTTGTCAGGAAGTTAGCGGCGGACAACGTTCCGAAGCTGATCGAGAAGTTCCGAACGCTCCCGCCTGGCGATCGCAAAGACGACCTAAAGAAGGCGATCGAGGCGCTCTCATCGTTCAAGATTGTGCAGCGAATCGTGGGGGCGCGCGGCAATAGCAAAGGCGATCTAAAACTGTTCGAAGCACCACGACCGCACGAAGCGAGAAAGATTATTTCACATGCCTGATGCAACCTTTTCTGCAAACGCCGGCGCGATCGCGTACGCAAGCGCGAAGAGTATGATCGACGTAGCGAACGCGAACACGAGCGCGAAAACCATTAGCGCCTATTCGTTCGTGTTTTTCAACAACGGAACGGCGTCTGTCACCGGCGTGCTTACGACGCTTGAGATCCAGCGACACACGACGGCCTCACCGTCGGGCGGATCTCCGATCACCGCGGTGAAGCACAATAACGCGAGCGCGAACCTTGACGCTGGCACCACATGCGGCACAGGTCGCACGTGCGTAAGCTCCGACGTATTCCGCCGGATCGTGTGGTCAAACGACGAACCGGCCGTTGGTGGCGCGTCGATGGATGAATGGGAATTGCAGGTGTCAAACGCGACGTTGTGGTCAGCGTTCGGCGACACTCGAATTGAGCCGATTGTGTGCCGCGCAGGCGTTAGCGAAGGCGTGCAGATCAAGCACACCGGATCGAGCGCCGTAGGCACGGCAGACGCAGAAATCATTTTCACGAACACCTAAGCCATGCGCCAAACGTTCACCGCTTTTTTTGAGCATGTCGAGGCGGATCCGCTTCGCGACGGCCTTGCGGCGGTGTTCAACTTTGACGATCGCCCGTCGCGCGTAAGTGTGCGATCGGTTCGCATGTCGTCCCCGTCACCGTGGGGCACTTCCGGAACTTCGGGCAAATGGGACATTGTGCGCACTTCCGCGCAATCCGGAGGAACGCCGGTTGCGGTTGCGCGTCACAACGGCGGATCGTCGTTGCCGGCCCAAGTTAGCGTGGTCGAATATCCCGAATCGGTGACAGTGACGGACACGTTTCGGCGTCAATCCGATTGTGTGAATGCGTGGTGGTCTCAAGCGTTCCAGCCAGGCGCGCGACTCTTTGGCCAACCAGGCAGAAGCGGTGCTGAGCTTTATTGGGCGGGACGCGGAAGCGTGGCTCAGGGGCTTTTTCTTGCGGAAGGCGAGGGGATAGCCATTGTGCAGCGCGCGATCGAGCGACCTCGTCAGTTCTATGCCGCAATCACGTTCCGAAAGTCTAACGGTCAAACATTCACCGCGCATTGCCATTGCGGCACACCGTCGCAAGTCGACGGCGCGACCATCGCCATTTTCAACGGCGCAGGGTCCGGCGTCACGCTTGAGATCACGTCGATCCACTTCGCGGAAGAGGGATCGACGGAGCCCCCGATCTATCGGCTCGTTATGCTCGACGGATACGACGCGGGCGGTACCGAGATCGCGCCCGTCGGGCACACCAGCCGAACGCCGCCGGCGGGGATCAAGTGCATTGCCGGCGCTTTTCGCGCGGCGCCGTACGGGGAACGCTCGGCAGGCGTGCCTATTTCGTGGCACACCACTGGCCCGGCGTCGTTTGCGCTCACTGCTCAGCATCGCGTGGGGACGCTTCGGCGCAAGGCCCTTGGGCCGTTGAACCCATCAAACTACTACATGGGCGATCAAACGCTGCTTTACCAGTCGCCGCCAGGCGAAGATGGAATCATTCTCCCGCCGGGGGCTGGGCTTGGAATCGTCAACATGTCCGACGTACGCAACGACTCCGCGTATGCCTACGCAAACGTCGAGATCGTGTTCACGTACGAGCCGCCGGTCGGCGTGTCTGCTGGTCGAGTGATCGGAGGGGTTTGAGTGCAAACCGCGCAACAGGGATCAACGTCGTACCCCGTACTCTTCCTGCTCGTTGACGAAACGGATCACGTTACGCCGGTCACCGGCGCATCGCCAACGCTCACGATCTCAAAGAACGGCGGCGCGTTCGGTTCGTGCTCCGGTTCGGCCGTCGAGGTTGGCGGAGGGATCTACAAGCTCGCAAACGCTACGGACTTCGACACGCTCGGGCCGTGCGTGCTCAAAGCCTCGGCCCTTGGTTGCGATCCTTCGTTGACAATCTTTCGCGTTGAGTCCGGCGACCCAAACAAGCTCAAATCAATGACCTTCAGAACGGCTCAGATCGTTCATGGGCTTTTGCTGGGCAAGTCGTAGCCGTGGCGTTCGGCCTAGGCGGTTGGCTGTTCCTTCAAAATCAGCAGGCGGCCGTCGCGTATGCGCGCCGACTACTAGAAGCGATTCGACTTCGCGCGTTTGTCGCTCCAAGCATAAGCGCGTCTGTGAGCTCACCAGAGTCGCTTCAGATGAAGTGCGTTGACTTGAGCGCGATACATCAACGCGCATTCGTTCCGAGCACAATACAGGCAAACATCGCTGGCGTGCAGCCTGGCGAGGAAACAATGGCGATACGCATTTACACAGACCTAATCGACCCGTCTGCGGACGATGCTGACGATGGCGTTGTGCTCATCAAGTCAGGCGGCATCTGGGTTCCGTCTGCTCTTACGATGGATCTGATTGGCCCGGCGTTCGACGCCACGTTCTCAGGCGGCGGAACCGTAGAAGATGGGGCAACCATCACAAACCCATCGTTCTCCGCAACGTACACATCAACTCCTACAAGCGTAACGATCCACGACTCGGTGAACGCAACGCCTGCAAACGTGCCGCTTCCGGCAACGTCTATTACGCGAACCGGCACACGCGTTTTGACTGGACTTGGGACGACGTGGACGTTCACGCTCACGGCAACACAGGGCGCAATCGTCAAAACAAAGACGGCCACGTACACGTCAAAGCGTCGGCTCTACTACGGAGCTGCGGCGGACGGTACGTTCAACGCGGCATTTATCACTGCGCTTGGATCCAGTGTGCTCGTCAGTTCGTTTGGCCAAACCCTTACAGGGTCGGTTCTCGCTGGCCAGCGATTTGTGTTTGCGTACGACGAATCAATGGGTGCTCCCGACGTGACCGCGGACGGGTTTGCGACAGAACTAAACGTTCTCGCAACCGGTGTCAGCGTTACAAATGCGAACGGTGTCGTCATCTCGTACACGATTCTCGGCACAGACATCTATGGCGCCAACGACGACGCGTCACTGGGGCTTAGCTAATGCCTACCATTCAGCGAATTAGCGGAAAGCTCAAGAAGCGCGGCGGCGGTTTTGTTGCGGACAAATCCGACATTGAAGACGACGGCGCTACGCACCTCGCGACCGACATCTATATCGACACAACAGGCGGAGGCAGCGACAGCAACGACGGGCTTTCTGTTGGATCTCCGCTTGCCACACCAGACCGACTAATTGAGTTGCTTCAAGGGCGCACGGTTGCGCAGAACATGAATGTTCACGTAACCGGCAACCTTTCAAACTTCAGCGTGTACGGCTTCGCGCTCAAGTCGTCGTACGTCCGGTTTGTTTCTAATCCAACGGTGTTCGCGACAGGAACGATTACCGGATACAACGCGTCCAATGCGTCAGCAAAAACGCTAGCAGACATCGCTGACTCGGCTGTTTCAGATTGGACGACGTACAGGCAGCTACGCATCGTCATAACAACTACAGGCGCGCACCAAGGCACGTCTGCGTGGTTGTTGAAGAACACTCAATCCGGAAACCCGATCACCACCAAGTTTGCCAAGTCCGCGTTTTCTAGCATCACAACGACGCCAACGCCTACCGCTCCGAGCGTTGGTGATGCGTACGAAATCCAAACGCTTTCGACGTGCGCGGTTGGGTTCGTCTCTATCGATGGCGATATTCAGAGCGGAGTCGTGTTCGACGGCTTCGACATGATTGGCGGTGGCGGTTACAGCACCATTACCGTTGATTCTGGTTGCACGACGTACATGTTCAACTGCCGTGTCACCGCAAACGCGGCGTACATGAAGAGCGATCTGTATTTCGTTAACTCGCTCGCGAACGAAGGGTTGGAATTCTTCGCGGGCGCATCCGATTCGTGGATCTTCAACGGCGGCCTCTCAACTCGCGCAAGCAACATGAGCGCCACGACGCCAAGTAACGGCGTTTGGGTAAACGCAGGCGCAAAGGTTACGCTGTACGACGACGTTGCGCTTGACCAGGTTCGCGGCATTCTTGTGCGCGTATCCGGTCACTGCGTAGTTCGCGGTGGATGCGGATTCCGTCGCAGCGGTTCGAACGTCGACAGCGGACACTGGGGTTCACATATCGTCGTGAAAGACGGCGGCGTTTTCGAATCGTTCGGCGCCCCAATCTATGGCGCAGGCGCAACGCGTCGCGGGCTATCAGTAGACCCGGGCGGCGACGCATCATTTGAGCAGGAGCCGTATCTTACTGGAGATCTATCCGGCGGCGACTTCGAGTGCGAAAAGCTTGATACCGCTCGCGCGTACGACTCAGCGCTTGATATCTGGAGCCCACCCATCTCTGCCACGTTCGCGAATCTATTCGCATCGCAAGGCTCAGGCGGATTCGGAGGGCAAGCGCACTTCAAAGAGTACGGCTGCGTGATCTACAAGAAAGTGAGCTTCCCATGAGCGGAACACTTCGCCCGCCTCCGCCTGAAGATGTCAACGTCGATTTCGAGGAAGACACCGACGTTGATCTTCGTTGCCCAAACTGCGCAAGCTGCATGATTTGTCGCGGCTCCGGCCACGTATCACTTCACAAGCTAGGAAAGCTTCGCGCGCTGCTTCGCCCAGTTTCTCCGCACGAAGAAGAGGAATAGCATGGACGGAATCCGAGTTGCGGCAGAGCGCACGGTTATTACGCCGTACGAATACGCGAACGCCGTCGTGATTGCGTGGCCGAAGATCCTAGGTGGGCGTGCAACAGATCCAGCGTGCGCTGTTCTTTGGTCCCAGCACATGATCGAAACCGGCGGTCGAAACTGCTGGAATTGGAACATCGGTAACGTGAAGAAGCGTGATGGAGACGGATTCGACTACCACTGCCTTTTCGGTGTGTGGGAAGGCGTCTCAAAAGACGCGGCGCTTCGACTTGTCGCAAGCGGAGAAGCGCAGCGCGATCCAAGCCAGGACCACGCCAAAGCCGTAGGTAAAGACCGCGTAAGCGTTCTGTATAACCCGCCGCACCCGGCTACTCGATTTCGCGCATACCCGAACCTTGCAAAGGCCATGGAGCATCACATTGAGTTCCTTGCGCTCGGACGTTATGCAGCATGCTGGCCGTTCGTTGTTGGCGGCGACGTGAAAGGATTCTCGGCGGCACTTCACTCCGCCGGTTACTTCACAGCGTCGCGCGATGCGTACGCAGCTGGAATGGCTCGCCCTTATGGACCGTTCTTGTCGTCTGATGCGTTTGAGCTTGCAGACGAAAAGAACTTTCCGAAACAAGCAAAGAGCGTCGACTTTCGGGCATACGATCGTTCAACGCGTCCGATCGTTGACGACGAGGATCCGAGCGAGCCAGACCCATCAGCCTAAATTTCCAATCCCGCGCTTTTGCGCGGTAGCAGCGCGGCCATTAGCCGCCGGCCCCCCTTCCCTAACGGGTTGGGGGGCTTTTGCGTTTTTGTGCGCCACTCATTCAACATCCCACTCCACGATCACATCGATGTTCGGGTACATGATGCGCCCGAGCTCTGCGCGCATCCCAAGCTTGGTGGCGTTTCGCAAATCCCATTCGCTGCCAGCCTTCCGAAGCGCGCAGTGTTGAGGCTCACGAAGCACGCCGCTTACCTTCTCAAACACCTGCCCGGGAAGCGGTCCGACGACCTTCCTGGAAAGGCGATAACCGCCTTCGCATTCGTTGCTCTGCACGAACTCACTTCCCGACCGCCTCTCCGATGCGACACGCGAGGCACCGATCGCAGTCGTCGTCATGGTGCTCCCAGTGGTGCTCACACTCACACTCGCAGCCGTTCCGTTCGAGCAGCTTGCGGACCGCACGGATGCGCTCGTCCGACTCCATCGAGTTGCGCTGGTAGTGATCGATCAGGGCCAAGACGTTGTGTTCACCCTGGCCGGCGTCGTCGAACAGCTTGCGGAGACGGTTGGCTTCGGACACCGACGCCGAGTACGCCGCCAGCAGGTCGTCGTATCCGTTCGCGGCTTTCCACTCGTCCACAAGTCTAGTTCTCTCGGCGTCGCGCATGCGCTCGTAGTCCTTGCGCATGTTGTCGTACGTCATCGGTCCCTCCTTAGCCCGAGAGCGTCACCCGCCGTGTGCTCACGCCCGGGCTGGTCAAAGCCTGCGGTCTTGCCTGCGATACGAGGTGGCGACTCAAGAGCCGACGCCAGTTCCTGGTATGCGTGCTCGGTCATGCTCTCCGCGACGCTGGAGAGGATGCGGCGCGCGGCTTCCACCATTCGCCCTGCCTCTCCCGCCCGCCCGATCCACTCGTCCATCTCGTCGAGCAAGTGACCAACGCGCGCCCCCAGGCCGTCGAAGATGACCGCCCGCCCGTCCAGCGCGTCGAGCACCTCGCGGAGCCTCGCATCCTCCGGCTTCGCCAGCTCCTCGGCGAGACTCTCGATGCGCATCGCCATCGACTCGACCTGGCGGGCCAGCGAGGCGTTCTCGGAGCTTAGGTGATCGCTGTTGGAACGCAGGACCTCGTTCTCGCGCACCAGCTCGCGGTTCCGTTCCTCCCAATGCCGATTGCAGCCCGGAGAAAGCCTGCACACGCCATCCTGGCCGCAGTCCTCGACCTCGCTGCGCTGCCGGATCTTCGGCAACGCGCCGCTGCACGTCGTCTGCTCGCGGTCGTAGTTGCGGACCATGCCGCAACGCGAGCAGACAGACCAACCCTCGCGCTCGCGCTTCGTCCACTCATGTGCGGGGCTACTCATGTGACCACCCAAAGCACTTCCTGGCTCAGCCGCTTTGCCGCGATCTCGCAGTAGCGCTCCTCGATTTCGATGCCGATGGCGCGGCGTCCCAAGTCCTTCGCGGCCCGCAGGGTCGTGCCGCTGCCCATGAACGGGTCAATGACCGTCTCGCTATCGAGCGAAGCCATGGAAACGGCCCAGCGCATCCACCCAATGGGTTTCGGGCACGGATGACCATTCTTGTCGGCTCTCTCGGTGCTTCGGAGCACCGTGGGCTTGGCCCCTTTCTCAAGGGCAGGGGCCTGGCCGTAGAGCATGCACAGCGCCAGCCCCGTGAATCCCCACGACGAGCGCCCGCATCCAGACGGCAAGTACACGCCGCCGATGGCATCCGGCTCGGGGAATGCGCCGATCTTGGTGCCAGCGCAGAACACTAGCCCGCGTCGCACGATCTTCAGCGCGTCGGCAATGGCAGGAACGACGATGGCGAGCAGATTCTCGTGCGTGTCTTCGTATGACGCGTACCGGCCTTTGACCAGCACGCGATCACGCCGCCCATCCTTCGCCGCAAGGTGGTCGCCGAGATTCACGCCATACGGCGGATCCGTAACCAGCGCGTCCGCCGTCACATGCGGCAGCACATCCCGACAATCCCCGTGATAGATCGTGATGCCTTTGTGGTCGTAGTACGGCTTCACAGCACACCTCCGCTGTTAACCGCGCGCTCCTTGTACTTCATAAATTCGAGCGTCCAAGATTCGAGCTGCCATTGAGTAAAAGTGGCGACCGGTACATGAAACTCGGTCTCTCGTATGAGGTTGTGCACTCGTATTATAGCGTCCGTTATTGACTCACCATCTGTCACCGATGGTATTTTTGCGTAAGACTTCACCATCCTTCCTCCCTCTTCAGCCCGAGAATGCGGGCGGCTTTGCAGTCGGCGGCGTGGACAACCATGGCGGAGTGATACGTGCTTAGCTCGTCTATCCGAGTGGCACTTAGACACGACTTACAGCGCACAGTTCGAAGCAGCTGCGTCGGTCTACGCCAATCCTTCGCCCACTCCTCCGCCGCTTCTTTTAGAAGCTCGTAGGTGTCGCGTGAGATGGTGACGGTATCGGCAGTCATTTGCTCAGCCTCCTGCTCCCACAAAAAGAGCATGTGAACACACCCTTATACAATTCTCCGTAGGTGCATGAGCACTCGCCGCGAAGGAACGACAGTATCGCTTGCTCAACGCCACTCTCACCCTCGAAGCCGATCGCGGCGTCACTTAATTCGTCTAGGATTTGCGATGCCGATTTCTTCACCCTTCACCTTCTCTTTCCAAGCCTAGAATGATGGCTGCCTCGCAGTTGTGGGCGTGGATGAGCCACGATGACTTGCAATGACTGCACCACTTGGCGCCAATCTCATCGTCCACCAACTTTTGCCCTCTCGCCCAATCCTTCGCGCATCGCTCAAGTAGCGCGAGGCGTTCCGGTTCAACGTATACGCCGCGATGCGTGCACCTGTTGCAGTCGTTGTAGTCTTCGCCGCACCAGTGACATGTCGTGGGCTTCACTTAGATCGCCTCCCCGCCTTGTAGCCAGATATCCAAGCCTCTACGAGCATGTTCCTTGTGTGCACACCAACGGAAGTGGATAACCCGCGACCATGGATGCGCCACACGTATCGCCATGCTCGACTAACGAGAGTCGTCACAACGCCCACCCCAATCCCATCCTCTTCGCGCGCTCGGGGTCGGTGCGGAGGATGCGGGTGACACGTTCAGGCACATATTGCGTCGTACCCACTTGTCCTTTTTCGAGGATGTCGCGAGCTCTTTCGAACGCCTCATCCCGCAACAGCTCCAGCTCTTCGCGGGCGTTGGCTATGAGATGCGAATCCTCGATATCGCAGCAATCGCACGGCGGCTGTAGTAAGTCGTCGAGTGCGCTCATTGGCACCTCCGAAGAACTTCAAGGTGCCACTCACACGGCGAGTAGAGATGCCACCAAACAAGCGCGATGATAATCACGACTGTTGCTATGTACGTCCACGCGGGAGGCTTTGTATCCAGCGCGCTCATTGGTTGGCCTCTGGATAGCAGTCGGAACAATCTCTCCCGATGCACTTGCCTTCGTAGTCCTCATCTTCAGCCCAATACGTACCACCACCCTCCTCCTCGTCACCATCGCAGCTAACGTGCCCAGGCCACCCGCACGTGAGGCATACATCGCCGTCGCCGTCGTAGAAAAGTTTGTCAGCATCGGCGTAGATGGCTGGACCTCCGCAGTGATTGCACTCCAAGTAGTCGCAATATTCACCCATCACCCACCACCTTTCGCGTCTCTGCCAACTTCGCAAAGTCGCACAAGCAAGTCGCAGGCGGAAACCCATGTTGACTCCCGCGCTTCTGCGAGTACAGCAGCATTAGCAGCAGCAGCAGCATTAGCAGCAGCAGCAGCAGCCCATTCAGCAGCAGCAGCATTAGCAGCAGCAGCAGCAGCAGCATTAGCAGCAGCCCATTCAGCAGCAGAAGCAGCATTAGCAGCAGCAGCAGCAGCAGCATTAGCAGCAGCCCATTCAGCAGCAGAAGCAGCATTAGCAGCAGCAGCAGCAGCAGCAGCAGCAGCCCATTTTTTATCGGCAAACCTGCGCACCTCTATGGCCACCAATCGCGCCTTGTTTGCGCTCTCCCGATCTACAATCGGTGCCACGCTTTCCAGTTGCACAGCCTGCTCTTCGAATTTCACAGCGCGCAGCAAGATCGGCACCGCCACTCTCACGGCCCAGTCTGCGCACTTAAAACCGCGTTGTAGGTCATCCTCCGCAGCAGTCCGTGTACCCATTACGTGATGCAGAACGGGTCGCAGAATGCGGTTTCGCTCTCCGTCGTTCATGCGATCATTGATGCTACGAACGAAATCCCCAATCACGGGGGACACGCACCGAGGCTGATCCGAGTGCTTCTCGCCCGCAAGAAATGCAACGAGTTCCATTGCGCACATACCTTGCTCAGGAGACCCATGCGTCCCGCGCCTTAGTTCGTATTTCGCGATTGCTTCAGCAGTTACTGCGTTCATTTCTCTTCACCTTTCGCGTCGGCTTCGATGCGCCGCATTAGCTCTTCCTTCACTTTTTCGAGAATGAAAACATTGTCCACGTTCATGCAGTCAGAACTCCAGCGCAGGAACGCTTCCTGGTACACGCGCACCGCATCTACAATCTCAGCGGGCAACGCGCGGGCGCGAAGGTCTGCTAGTTCGTTGCGCTCCGTGTCAAGCTTGATGTTGTGGCGATGCTCTAGCGTCAAAATTAAATCGTCCAATGCACTCATTCCTCATCCCCCTCCAACTTCGCAATCGCACGGTCGAACGCTTCGAGAACCTCGGCGTGAGTGCGCGCGTCGTTGAACGCAATAACGCTTCCGCCTACGGCACACTCCAAAGCATTCATTGCCACCAATTCTTCCGTGTTCATTTTGAGATTCGGTTCGAACGACGCCAACATCGCACCGAGCGCACACCACGAGCATGCGTTACCCTGCATCCCGAGTAGGATCGCGCTTCCTCTCGAATCTCGCGCATATGCACCTTGCGTCCAATTCTCAGGCTTCTCTATGAGCTTGCGCGCCGACTTGAGAATTTCGAGCGGGGTCATTGCACCACCGCCCTTGCCTTCGCGAGGAGTCGCTCACATTCAACGCGCGCCTCTTCAAGAGACCTCTTTTGTCCCCGTAGCGAAGCTTGCCACGTGACGTCGTCGATCTGCATGTGAAGCCTGAATCCGAACACGTACCACCAGGTGACAAGTCCATGAATCTCGCAGCGCGAATCGTCAGTGGCGAGTGTGTAGTGATGGTTGCCGTTTTCGGTCCAGTCGTGTCCGATGGGCTCTGACGTAATGACTTTCATTCGGCAATCTCCCCATCGCTCTTTCGGACGAGGATGTAGTGCGAGAGTTTGCGTGTCATTGCGACACCTCGGATGGGTCGGCAAGCCGACAAAGGAATTTGCCTCCGTGCGCCACAGGAAAATCAGACGGTAGCCATTCGCCACATTCGTTGGTCCCTTCAAACTTGGCGGCATACGGCGCAAACCTATAGAAGCGGTCTCTACCGATCTTTGTCCTCAAAAGAACCACCTTCCCCTCCGCCAATCGCTTCAGCACCCAAGCGCTGGAACGCTCGCGCATCTTCGGCCGCAGATTGAGCGCGATACATCGAACCGAGCATACGCGCGCGCCACGCTCGGTCTTGGCGCGAGCGCGCGCTTCAGACATGATCTCGTACGGCTTCGCGTGCATTCTGTTGCCCCACGATCCATTTCGACCGTACCACTGAAGCACCCCTTCCACGTTGCGCCTAACAATCCAAAAGCGAGTCTCGTACAATCCAGAGGCGTTGGCGGTCATTGAGAAAGCTCCAGCGCGAGCAGCTCATTGAAGAGAGTTTTTGCGCTCAACATGACACCGCGCACAGCGGCTAGCTCTGCGCACGCCTCCGCCAACAGCTCATCGCTAACCTCTTCGCGCTTCCCAACCTTCTCCAGCAGCTCGTCGAGCTTGTTCACGCCGCCACCCCTTTCGCTATCTCCACCAGCTTGGCCTGGATGCGGTCTCTCGTGGACGGTTTTACGAATCCGCCGCTCGCGAGGTTTTCCAGCGTGTGGTCGCCGGTGCCGAGCATCTTCGCGCTTCGCTCGCGACCGTGCTGCAGAATCATCGCGTTCACGAGAGCCTGTGCCCCCTCGTTTAGTCGCGCGTAACTTTCGTGCCGCGGTGAGAATTTTGCTTTCATCACATTCCTCCAAAGCTTTTCTGAAACCCGTTGCCCCACTTCGCCCTAACTTCTTCCTCGGCTTCACGCTCTGCGATGTGCCTCGGCGCGTTGCCTTGAAACTCTCGTATGCCTGCGCGCTCTTCGTATTCGTGGCGCGCGTCTTCCGGCCAATCGTTGATGCTCGGAGGGAGCCTCACGCGGCCTTAATTTTGCGCGTAACCATCTTGATGCCGACCTTGCGCGGCACGTCTTGCCCGGCCTCGGCGAACGAGGCTTTGATGGCGTCAAAGTCGTAGCCGCTCATCTTTTCTTCGCGCAGAACCACAAGCTTTGCGCCACCTTCAACGGGAAGCCCGCCGGATTCTGCAATGCGCTCTTTTAGTGCATGTTGCACGCTTTCAAGAATCGTTGAGATTTCTTGCGACTTTTCCCACGCGACGCCGGCCTGCTCATCCGTCATCGTGGCGACGGCTCCGCGAATTGTTTGGAGTTGATCGATCATCGCCAGCGCGAGCCTCGTTTTTGCCGGACAGTGCGGCATCGCGGCGCAGTACTGGCACCACGGTCCGGCGCTGACGCTCACAGGTGAGCCATTTGTGTACTCGTCGGCAAGTGCGTACAAGCGATCAAACATCGCCACGCGCTCACGCAAGAACGTCGACAGGTCAATGCGCGTGAACATCGCAACATCGAACCAGTCGTCGTTGAGATACCAAAGGCCACCCATGCACTCGTCGTCGCCATGGTGCAGCATCGCGCACGCAGCGCCGAACCCAATCTGCGGGTTTGTCGCCGCATCCTCGACTCGCGTTCGGCTTTTCCAATCGACGGCATACAGGACGCCATCAACACGGCACACAAGATCAATCGTTCCTGGAATCTCAAATCGCTCAAGCGCGCCATAGTTGCGACCAAGCTTTGATCCAATGTACCGAACCGCACCGGTCTTTACGTTGAGTGCATAGGCAACCTCAACCTCGCAATCGGTGCACCTGGAAAGGAAGGTCGCAAGCTTTGGCGATAGGTTCTGATAATCCTTCGAGTCGATCGCCTCCTCGATTGCCTTGTGGTTCTCAGTACCTTTTTTTGCAGCCGCCGTCGTTTGTCCGGCCTGCGGCAACACCATGGAGGCCGGGCACTCGGTTACGCGGCGCAGTGCAGATGCGGACGGATTCATGCCGCACCTTCGCTTTCCGATTCGGCGGACTCAGCTTGTTTGATGAGTCGTTTTTCCGATTCGCGGAAAATCTTGCCAAGCGATTTCTGGTCATCCACCGAAAGGCGCGACTTCGCCTTTGTCGCTTCCGCTACCGCTACAGCCAACTCTTCGGCGTTCGATGCGGCTCGGATACGCCCTGCAATCGCATCGTGCAACCAGGCGCTTTCGTCCTGCGAAATCGGGGGCGGCGCAAGCTTCTTTGGTTGCGCCTGCGGGACGGGCGACTCGTCGATCACATCGGCCTGAGCCATTTCCTCCGGCGTGTAAACCTTGGCCAACGCTTTCGGGAATGCCTTTCGAAGCCCCTGAGCTTCAGCGCATTTTGCCAGTTGGTTCTTCGGCATCGTCTTCCAGAATCGAGTCGGAGCTCCTTCCTTCGTGCGCTGAACGTATTCGTCGAAGTAGGCAACGCCGACAACTGGACGCTCCCAATCTTTGCGATACACCGCGACCTTGGCGACCGTTGGAACGCCATGCTCATCAAACTCAAACTGCGGTTCATCTTGGCCGGCGTAAAGACCGGTTTGTTCGGCGCGAATCCGGAATGAGTCAATCGAAGCCTGGACGGCCCACTTCATTTGACGCGTTTGCGAGTCGTACCGCTGCACAAAGTAGCACTCGCCAAGAATCGGGTTCATTCCGCGCGCTTCCGCGATGGCAATAAGAGCCGCCGCTTCTTTTTCGCTCGCACCATTGCAACAAGTGTCGAGGATCAGTTTTCGCTGTTCTGCCGTGAACTTCACGGAAAAATCGGCGTTCACTACGGTCGCTTCGTTCTTCGGTACTGTCGCCAAATCTGCAGACATGTTTTCCCTCGCAATACTGTTTCTGTTTTTCTCAATTAGTGAGCCCGGCACGTGGGGGGGATGGTGCCAAGGCTCGGTAGAGCGTGAAGGATTCGAACCTTCAAACCGTGCGTGACGCGCGACCATCAATGCACGATCCTCCTGTGCCGCCCTAAACTTGCTGTTTCAACCACTCCGCAACTTCTTGGTGCGCCTCCGGATTGCCTCGCGCACACGAACCATCTCGTCCGCAACCCTTTCTTCGATGCTTCATTTCAAACGTTCCCGTTGCGTGAACCCGGACGGACTGGACGCACCCGCAATCGAGCTGGAGCACGTCGAGTCCACCGAGCGTTGTTTCGATGAGCTGGGTCACGCGACACGCTCCCAGCGTCCAACAAAGCGCCATGCGTCAAGCACTGTCGGCATCTCGGGGGCGCGAGCAACGACGCTCTTGTACTTTTCGCCACCCTCAAGGATCAGGGTCGCATCGTTCGTGTCCACGTTGTGCTCTACAACAGCGCGGCATCGCGCGTAGTCGACTCGGTCGTATTCCAGCTCGTAAGTTCGTACGTTGTTCACTCGGCCCCCTTTCGCTCAGGCTGCTTCGTTGCGTTGCGGCACTCGCGCAAAATCTCGTCCCGCTGGCCGTCGTACTGGTATCCCCAGATCGAAGGCGTTTCGATCTTCGCCGACAGCTTCGGTAGAAGTTCCGCGAACAACTCATTCGCGAGCGCGCCATACCAGGGTTTCGGTGGGGCAACTTCCGAGGCCTCAAGAAGCGCAGCGAGAACCTCAGCCTTTGTGCCTGGCCGCAAATCTTCGCCACGTTTCGCGCGCCGAATAATCTCCCACGCGTGAGCCTCGTACAGTATCGGGACGCGGCAAATCGATTCTGTCGGACAGAGCGCAAGAAACGGCTGTTTGTTCTTTGGGATTCTGGAAGCCGCAAGCAGTCTCTCAGCAATCGCCATGCACTCAAACGTGACGCGAATTCGCGAGCCGGCATCGCCGAACATTCCGGAGAGCGTACCGAGTAAATCCTTGGCGCCGTCTACGGTGCCAAAGCTGAAAGCTTCTTGCTGGCTCACGATCGCCCTCGCTTCTGCCACTCAAGAGCAGTCATTTCCCCGACGTCACCGAAGCAAAGCGCCCAGACGAACCAAAAATGCTTCGCCTTGCACATCACGCCGCACCTCGTTCCGTGTGCGCCTCGACGATTGCCGCGCGCCGTTCGTTGATTGCCGCAAGCCGAAACTCGGCATCGCATTCTCGGCAGCGCCATTCTTGCTGCCACTGGTTCTCGGGCACTACGTGCACCATTTCCGATTGCGCCTCTTTGAGCGAGTCGAATTCGCGCCCGCACTCAATGCAGTGCAGGATCAAGCCATAGCCGTCGCACGTTTCGCAGTTGCGATCGTTGTGATCGCAATCCTCGCACTCGTAACCCTCAAAGAGCGGTTCACACATGGCGCGAACCCCACGAAAGGATCACGCCCTCGTTCTCATCATCAACGTGATCGTGCCAATCGGCGATCGCGCTAAACAGCTCCTCAGCGCGCTGCGAGAGGACCGAGTAGACCGTTTTGTTTTCGCGCGAGAGTGCGCGAAGTGCCATACGAAGGGCATCAAACCCACCTTCGACGCAGACAGCCTCTTTGTTCCAGTAGAGGTCTTCGGCGAACTCGCTCGCGTTAGTGAAAATCGCGGCGGCGCGAAGCTCTGCAAAAGCGTTGGCGAACGCCTCCGGCGTATTCGCTACCTGAATTCGTTGCGCGGTGTTGCCCATCTCTCTTAGCTCCTGTTTCAGCCGGCGGTGCGCCGCGCTGATGGACTAGGTATAGCTAGTCCTATTCCAATATGCCAGGAAATAATGATAGGGCTGGCTATTATTTTGATCGCGTGCTAATTTGCGTATGGTTACGCGCAGTTACGCTACTCTATTTTTTGAGCGCGGACGGAATCACGAGCGAATCGTCGGACGAAATGCCTATTTCTCGCTCGTACGCGAGCTGGATTTCGCGCAGCCAGTGCTGCGTAGGAAGACGATCAAATCCAGGTCGCCCGCGCATGGACGACACGCTTTTAAGGGCGGCCTCAAAAGCCGCGGTAGCGGCGTCTACAGCGTCACCCCGCGCCCTAATCTGATCTCGCCTGCGCTGCTTCGGCTGCGTAGAGCCGGGCTCCGGAAGCAACAGCGGAGACTGACCCAAGATTTGAGCAAGCAAGACACCGGCCGCGCGCGAAAGAGCGTCCGCAAGCTTCGGTCCGGCTCCGGATTTACCGTTGATGAAATTTGTGACCGTCGGCTGCGAAACGCGCATCGCCTCAGCGAGCCTCGTCTTGTTGCCGCCAAACCTGGTCTCTAATAGCTCGCGCGCAAACGCGCGCAGTCGCTCGTTACGATCCGACCCCCACGATTTGCCCGAATTTACCACCATGCAAGGCGTACTCAAATTCTTTATAGGCAGCCTTAGTAATTTTTCTGGACTTTGCGTATCGGTATAGTTATAGCTAGGCATATGGGCGGCTCAAAATTGAAATCTTGGCGCAAAGAACAGGGTCTCACTCAAACGGCTGCGGCTGCTCTGATTGGGGTTTCGCAGCCGACGTATAGCGCGTGGGAAACCGGCGCAAGCGTGCCGGTAATCGAATTTGGATTTCGAATTGAAAGCGTCACGAATGGCGCCGTTCCTTGTCGCTCGTGGCGTCGAACGACTGACGCTGACGGATAGTTCCACGCCGATCGTACTACGCCCTGGCGCGCTGTAGCGCCAACCAAAAGACGCTATCGGCGCATAGAAATAACCGAAATCACTGCACATTTGTAACCGAGGGGATTTGCTACATGGACGCACGAACAGTTTACACGCTCAAGGTTGACGGGTTGCCGGTTGCATCAACGCAGGACGTGCTCGACGCGCGCGAGTTGGAGCGAGAGATCGCCGACTCCGAAATCTGGCGCGGCGAAGTGCAGCTCAGCATGCGCCCGAAACACGGCGTTTCGTTTGCGGGCGTTTGGGACAACGGGTTCGGAACGATTGACCTGTTCTTGTCGACGGTGAGGGCGTGATGGTACGGGTTGTGTACAACGCTTGTCACGGCGGATTCTCGTTGTCTCGCAAGGCGTGCGAGATGATGGCTTGCGCGGGTGTCGAGTCTGCGCAAAAGCATCTGGACAAACATCCGGAAGGGTCGCGATGGTTCGATTATCGAGCTGACGACCTTCAGAGACAAGATGTGCGTCTTGTAAGTGTTGTCCAAGCGTTGGGCTCGCAAGCCAACGGGCGGTTCGCCAATCTGCGAATCGCTGAAGTTTCCGGGCCGTACAGGATAGACGAGTACGACGGAGCTGAGTCGGTGGAGACGTGAATGAGGCGGAACAATGAAAGCCATCGATAATTTTGAGTTGCTGCAGCTTTGGGCGAACGCTCACAAGGGCGATGCCGAGGCAGAAAGCGCCATTCTTTCGGCGCTGCGCGGCGAGTGCGAGCACTGGTTCACGGACGGCAAATGCGAACTGTGCGGGGAAGCGCAGGGGATGACTGTCGCGGTGCGCGAACCGACCGCGCTTGACAAGATGTTTGCAAGCTTTCGGTTGGACACGTGTCAACCCGGGATTGACCCTCTTCTCGGGTGTGAGTTGACGGACGAAATCAAGCAAGGCGCGCTTGAAGAGTTGATGTGGCTGCGCATTTGGCTGGTAGAGGCAACGACCCTTGTTGAGCGCATACGTTGGACAGGGGATGGCACATGCTCCGATTGCGGAGAATCTATGTCGAGCGGGTTTCACGATCCAACGTGTGATCTCGACGCGTTTTTGTCTGCTGCAGAAAGGCGCAAAGCCGGGGGCAAGCAACAACCATGAGCGTTGCGCGCCGACTGCTAACCACTGCGGAGGCTGTTGAGTATTGCGGCTTCAAGTCCGTTTCCGGGCTTCACAAAGCGCATGAGCGCGGGCGCGTATCCCCGGCGGGTCGCCGCGGCGGAACCGGAACGTACATGTGGCGCATTTCCGATCTTGATCGGTACCTGTCAAAGCAAAGCGAGAACGACGATGGGCGAATGGGTGAAGCGGTGGGGTTACGAGATAGCGAAGAGCCCCACGAAAACGGGCGCCTACCGCCTCAAAACGGGAGGGTATCTCACGAGGAGCCGCGTTCTGGATCCACGCACCGGCAAACGTCACCAAGTAATGATGGTGCACCATCGGGCGTCGCTGCGGGACGCACTATCCGCGCACGAACGCGCGGTCCAAGAGGTGCGCGACATGAAAGCGTCCGCGACACCGAATCGGATGCGCTTCAGCGATTACGCCGTATCGCTTCTGGAGTCTAAAGTGCTTCGAAACGAGATCGAATCAAAGGCAACGCGCGAGCGATGGGACAACACGCTTCGCCACTACCTGATTCCGGCGTTCGGATCGTTCTGGGTTTCAGAGCTTCGCCGTCAGGATGTCGAAGAGTGGAAGGATCGTGTTGCCCGCTGGATGAAGGGCGGGGTCATCAACCCAAAGACGAAGCGCAAGTATTATCCGAAGGCTACGACGGTAAACGGGTGGCTCCGTATTCTGAAAACAATCTGCGAAGCGTTTTGCAGCTTGCCGGCGCACAAACGGAGGGTGTGAAAAGGGGTGTGACGAAATGACTTCGATCGAAAAACTGCGTGGGCGCAGCAGGATTCGAACCTACGACTTCCACCGTGTGAAGGTGGAATGCATTGCTGAAACAAGGCAGATTTCAGCATGTAATCAATGGAACCACACGCCAGGCTTATCCACGCTTGGCCTCGCTTTGACGCGTATCGGGTGTGAAAAGGGGTGTGCGGTTTTTGAGGGTGGCCGATGAGTGCCGCCCGCCAGCTCGGCATGTTCGACGACATGCCGCAACGAATCATCCCATCCGCACCAGAACCCACCCCGTCCGAAGTGCGCGCGCTTTGCCGTGCCGACCGCGATGAGGCTATCGATCGCGTCGAGGCAAACGCCGACGAAGCGTGGATGTCTCGCGCACACGCCGCGCTGATGCGACTCTGTTGTGAGCCTGGGCGGTACACGCTCACAAGTGACGACGTTTGGCGCTTGCTCGGGGAGCACGATCAACCGCGAGAGCCGCGCGCACTTGGTGCCGTGTTTCGTCGCGCTTGCGCAGAGGGTGCCATCGCAAAAACGGGCACCGTCGTTCAATCAACCAGGCGCGCAAACCACGCGCGTGAAATTGCAGTGTGGAGGGTTAGCTGATGACTGAGGTAAACAGTAACGTTGGTGCGATCGCCAGATGGGTCCCACACGTCGGGCAGATGGTCGTGAATATCGACTTCGGCGATCTGGGGCTATGGTTTGAGGACAACATCGAGCTATTCGATTCAGGCAAGACCTACGACCCAGCATCTTTTGAAGCCATAGCCAAGCGCGACACCAAAGCGAGCGAGTCATACGTAGGGACCGCCCCTTCTGCACGTTCATCAGGTGCACACGTAACACTCTCGGCCGCGCAACTTGCTTCCGATTACGGCGTTGGCTCAATGGCCCATCAGGCCGCATCCGCATTTTACAAGTCCGACACGCCAAATCTTTCGACGGGCACGCGCGTACGCGTTGTGCGCTCCGACAAGTTCGAGCCGTTCCACGGGTGCGAGGGCGTAGTCGTATCCGTCTGCGGTGACCGCACACACAAGGTTCGCCTCGATGGCGATGCGTTCGCGCGCGAGACGTACAGCTTCCGCCGCGAAGAGTTGGTGGAGGTGAAGGCGGAGGAGAAACCTAAGGAGCTTGGCCGGTATCCCGTGCCGGCTTTCGTTCCGCTTAAAACCGACAACGGCCACGTGATCCAATATCGCATTGCCGTTGAACTGTTTCGCTCTGACGAGCGGGTCGTGTCGTTCGCTCAGAAGATGGCCGAGTGGAAAGAGCCGGCAACCGTCAATTCAGACGCTTGGAAACTGTTTGAGCGCGCCCTCCGCATCGCCTGGGACCGCAACGAAAACGGCTGGCGCACCGAAGCGGAGAAGCGCGCGGAAAGGATGTTCCGATGAAGCGAAAACGAAACAAGGACGTTGTTGTTACTCGCGCGTGGAGTGGGAGGTGGATTGACGGAACCATTGGGTGGAGCATGCCACGGTACGTCAGCAACTCGTTCGACGCGACGGTCAGCGATATGGGCGAAGGAGCGATGGACACTTACGTCGAACGAGTTGAAATCACGGTTCGGGTCGTTCGAGGGTCGGACGGGCGAAGCATTCGTCGCTTTCGAGGGCGCTCACAATGAACCTCGTTTCGATTCTCTTTCTCTGGTTTGGCCTCCTCGCGCCCGGGCGTGACACCGCTGACCTTGGCCCGGCCATCGTCGCAGAGGTTCACGCGGTTGCGCCTCTGTTCGCTGGCGACGAGGACCGACTACGAACCGCCGCGCTCCTCACATCGATAGCGTTTCGCGAATCCTCGTTGATTCCTGGCGCGGTGGGCGACAACGGAAACTCACACGGTTTCTTCCAATTGTGGGGAGTTCCTGAGGCGAACCACGACACGCGGTTGAGTGTTCGTATCGCAATCGAGCGCATCCGCGAATCAATGAAGCTCTGCCCTCGCGGTAACGAGCTGTGTCTCTACGCCGCTGGCCCCCGAGGCCTCACGACGGCAGCAGAGAAAACGCGTCGCATCACAAGCGACCGATTCAATTTGGCGAAGTGGCTGGTGGGCTGGCTGAAGAGGCGGGAAGAGGTGAAGTCGTGACTTTTCTCAATTGGTCTGCGGAGCACAACGTTCTCTCTGTCATATTCGCCCTCATCGCAGCGTCAGTAGTTTCTTCCGCCTTCGCGGCCATCGGAAGGGTTCTTCGATGAGCCTCTTCGCCGCCGGCCTCGTGTTCATGTTTGTGCTGCTTGTGGGCGTTTTCGAAGAGAGGGGGAAGCTGTGACAGACCGACTAAACGGGGTGTTCGTCACGTTCGTTGAGGACATTCGAGAGGATGATGCGAATCGCATCATTGACGCCATCAGACTCATTCAAGGCGTAATTGATGTGAAGGGAAACGTTACCAACGGCACCGAGTGGGTCGCCAACGCGAGGGCGCGCGAGAAACTGCGGAGAGCCTTGTGGGACATCATTTACCCAAAGGATGAAGTGGAGGTGGTCCTATGAACAGCTTCTCCGAAATCCGAACAACCGTTTCTCGATCGACGGCCATTGCGATCGAAAACTACCTTTCATTGGCTCGACGCCTCCACCAATGGGACAAGGAAAACCCTACTCCACCGTTCGAACGCGCTCAGGAAGCTCACAAGGTTGAGCGCCTCGCCGAATCGTTGAAGGTCGCCGAAGCGGCCGACAACGTGATTATTGAACTTGAGCGCGATGCGAGGGGGCGATGATGGGCGCACCGAGAAAACAACCGCGGCAAATACGAACAGGCGCCACGTTTGGCTCGTACACCGTTGTCGGCGGAGAGCAAATTGATCCCGATGACGGGCGCATCTTTCACTTGTGCCGATGCGCGTGCGGCGAAACGGTCAACGTTACACGTTGCAACTTGTTGAGCGGCAGGGCCACAAAGTGCAGGGCGTGCGGCTCGAAAAAGGCGCGCAAAGTCGGAACGGAAAGGAGTGCAGCGTGATGCGCATCAGCGAATTCATCGCATCAGCATTCCGCTCGTGGCGCGCACACCGTATCCGAAAGGCCATGCGCGAGGAGCTTGTGCGCGAGGTTCGAATGGCATCCGAACGGCCGCCGCCGGGCGCGTGGTGTCGAGATTGGTTTGACGACGACGAGCGCGAACGAATCGCAGCTCGCAGAATGGAGCGAGAGAAATGAGTCTTGTGGAAGAATGGTTGGAGGAGGTTGAAACGCGCGATCTACGCCCTGAGATTGAGAAGGCGGCAGATTCGTGCGATGTCACGATAACGGCCCTTCGCTTCGGTAGAACAAGGCGCAAATCGACAGACGCGAAGTGCGGTGTCATCGCCATTCAGCGCGATAGCGGGTGGAGCTGGCCTGCGATTGCGCGGTTTTGGGGATACAGGGGGCACACGGGCATTTTCAAAACGTTCAAGGCGTGGCAGGCGAGGCAAACGGCATCATGAGCTACGCACAACTCGACGAGCACTTTGACGAGCATCCAAAGTACCAAGACTTGGAACTGGAGCACTTTGGGTTGATGGCGTGCGCCATCTCGTACTGCAACCGCCTGCTGACTGACGGGAAGGTTCCGCTCAAAGCTGTGCGCGGCTTTGGCGCAAGCGGACGAGGGCCCGAGCTTGCGAGGCAACTGGTAGAATGCGGAATTTGGGCTGCCGACGGGACCGGCTTTGCCATTGTCGGCTTTCTTGACCACAACCCGTCAAGGGAGAAGGTAATGGCCCGCCGAGAAGCCGAGCGCGCGCGGAAGGAGGCGTTCCGCACTGGAGTAAAGCGCGCGGCTGTCCCTAAGGTTGTCCATGCGGGACACGATGCGGAAGTACGCAAGGAAGGCGCAGAGGATTCCTTTGGTAGATCCACTTCACTTCACTTCACTTCACTTCACTTAACCCCCCTACCCCCCACGGAGGAAATTTCGGACGTACCGCCAGACTCGAACCAGCCGATTCCGTTCGTGCCTCGTGATCCTCCGATCGACGCGTTCGCCGGAACGTTCGCCGCGCAGGCATGGTGCGAGGGCGTCACGGCGGCCACAGGACGGCCCTGTACGCCTTTGGACCGGTTCGGGCAGCGTGACCTAACGGTGATGCTTTCGGCGCACGCTAAGGGCGAATCTGGCGGAGCAATGATGGCGTGGATTCGGACTGTCGCTAGCGACTACGCGACCGCCACGGCGAACGAGCGAACGTTTTGGAAGCTCACGCCGCGCAGATGCTCGGAGTGGCTCGACGCCGGGAGGCCAAAGCGGCCGCAAAAGCCAGGCAAGATCGTGCAACGAGACGCTCCAGGTGAGTTGCCGTGCTGGACGCCGAGGGGGACCAACCGATGAAACCGTTGTATCAGGCAATTGATAGCGCCGCGCGCAGCTTGCGGCTCGTGACGAACGAACGCGATGATGCCGACGTGGAGGCGGAGCTGCTTGAGCATGCGCGGCATAGGCTGGATGCGGTTCCCGCCGGTGGTGGCAAGTTTACTCACCCCGCGGTTCGGCACGTTGACGAGTCGTATCGCCAGTTTCGCACGCTGGAAGATTTGATCGTCGCAAAGAACCCGGACGGATTGCCGCGCGTGTACTGGCGAGGCGATGACCCAAGGGCCGTAGTGCGCAAGCTGCTTGGCGCGCAATGCGCGGTAATTGAAGGCCCAACCGGAGCAGGTAAGAGTACGCTGTCCGGTTTTGCGTTTGAGCAGTGGGTGATCGCGAATCCGAAAGCTGGAATGAAAGCGTTGTGGGTGCGCGCGTCGGTGCTTGAGCGCTCGGTCGGATTCAATGAACGCGAGTCTGCGCTCTTGAGCATGGCGAAGAACGCAAGCTTGCTTGTGATCGATGACGTGGGCAACGAATCGCAGACGTTGACGAACCCGATCAAGAATCTTATTGACGATCGCTACGCAACAACCAACTCAAGCCGGCAAACGTGGATCACAACTGGATACACACCGGAAGAAATCGGCAGCCCGAGTTTGTACGGTGAGCATTTAGCGCGGCGAATTTGGTTGCGGACTGTAATCGGACTAGGGAGGGCGGTGTCGTGAGACTAACGGGGCCGTGGTCGGTGGAAGAAATTGCGCGCGCCGAATCTGCGCAGCGTAACAGCACATTCGCGGTCGACTGTTTGTGCTGCGGAGTGCTCCACTGCGGCGACGACAGCTGTTGCTACGGCACGGCTGAGCACGCCGAAGACTGCCACGCAGCGCTCGTGCTCGGGCTTCTGCGAGAAGGGCAGCCAGCTTTTTGTAGGCTCTGCGGGAAACGGCTGAACGGATTCGAGCGAACTTTCTTCGATTTGCCGTGCGATGATTGCGATAAAAAGCAATGAACATCATACAGTTACAAACAATCGACGCGAATCGTGTTCTTTTTGTTTGCACTGGGTACCCAGTGGTGTATAGTGATTCTTGTGAGCGGCACGGAGCCGCGAACGAAACGAAGGAGAACGGCAAAATGGACAAGGATAAATTGGGGTATCTGCTCAACAGCTACGGCGAAGTGATTGCAACGGTTCGCGGTGTAAAAGCGGGCGCGGTTCGGTACGCGTACGACGTTTGCAAAGAACAAATCAACGTGAACCGAACGCACAATCTTGTTAACGCTCGTGCCGGCAGGGTGAGCTACGCGAAAAAGCACAGCGGTTGCGAGGTGTACTCGCACGCAAAACCGATCGCAGATCGCGAACTACTTATTGTTATCTGAGGACGAAAACACACTGCCGCGTAGGCAGCAACGAAAGAAAGAAGGATACGAAAATGATCGAGTGCAAGGCGAGTGACATCCTGGCTCAAGGACGGCCGAAATACATCGTCGACAACTGCAAAGAGGGCGACGCGCGCATGGTGCTTTGGGAAGTTGCAAATGTGCGCGTAATCGAAACGAACGGAAACAGCGTCTGGGACGAAGACGACATGTTCAACGATGCCCTTGGCGAACTGTTCGGGCTCAAGTCGCTTTGTCTGCTGACGGACGGGTGTCGCGCGATAATCAGCGGGACGCCTGACATTGCTGCGATTGAGCAAGCTTGTGAGCTTGCGTTTGGAGGAAAATACAAAGTTGACATGCACTCTTGGGATACGACGGGTAGCGAAGAGGACCCGAATGAGGCCGTGTGCTTTGTTCGCGAGGTGTAATCGGCTGAGCGAAGTTCGCCCGCTTGCGGGCGTGGATTGAAGCGATGCCTTTGGGCGATACGGAGAGAATCGAAGTGAAAACAACACCGGAACACGAAGCGAACAGGCGGCGCCCACACCAACGCAAGTTTCGGCTCGACGACAAAGAGGCGGCTATCGTCGACAAGTGGGCGGAAGAGAGCGGCGGGTTGCGCGAGGCCGTTCTGTCGGCAGCAAAGCAAAAGAAAAAGGCGAATCCATAACGGTGGCGGAAGGCACGATCGCAATGTATCGCAGCACGCATGGAGTCGATCTCATTCTTTGTTCACGGACCGCCCGTCCCGTGCGCTCGCCCGCGCGTTACGGTGCGCGGAACGTTTCTTCCGAAGCGCGTTCGGGAGTACGAGAACATGGTCGGATTGTGCGCAAAGGCGGCAGCCGCAAAGCATCGGTGGGTTGTCGTCCCGAAGGCGTCCTATTCAATTCGTCTCACGATTTACCGCGCGCAACTGCGCGGGGATTGGGACAATTTTGCGAAAGCGCTGACGGATCCACTCAAGGGTGTGATCTGGTACGACGATTCCCAAGTCAAAAGCGCCCACGTTTCGGTAGAGTTGGACCGAGAAAACCCTCGGGCACACATCGCCGTGTTTAGGGAGGTTATTGAATGAAATGCTTGCTGTCGTTGATTCTGCTGATTGGGTGCGCGCACACGCAAACAGACCATGAGGAGCGCGTTGAGCGAATCAACGAAGCGAAGGCGCGGCATAAGGCGGAATGGGACGCGGCGAACGCACGGACGCAAGCGCGTGTTCAGGCAGAAAACGCGGCGATGGTTGAGCGCACGAACGCATTGATCGAACAGCGAAAGCGCGATGAGCAAGAAGCGCGAGATTCGAAAAAGGCAGCCGAATACGCTGCGCTCGTGGATCAGTGTGAGCAAGATAGGGATGGCAGGCGCAAGCGGTTGGACGAGCATCTGAAGTCGTACGAAGAGCGCAATAAGCTGCTTGAGTGGGAAGAGAAGCATTGCAAGGTTGTGGACCGAGGCAAGCCGGTCGTGCGCGAATACGAACAGCCGGACGGGACGCTGATTCGCAAGCGCATCATCAGCGGATACCCCGAGCGAGAATGCGATGCGCCCGAACCGAAGGGGCTACCGAAGTGGCGCATTGGTACGACGTACCGCAAGGATGGTTTGGTTCGGTTGTCGCGCGAAGACGATCGATTGAACGAGGCGTGTGTGGAAATTGATTTGGCGGCCGGGTGGGATCACGTCGACAGAGACGAGTGACGATTCCATATTGCTTGCACTGTGCATTGAATCAGGTAACTCCGTAGCTGTGGCGCGTGTTTGGGTAGATCGTGCCGAGTTGCGGAAGGGGATTCGATGCGAGTGGCGTCCGGGGTTGTTTCTTCCGTTCGCGGCGTGTTGCGCGCCGTGCCGGGTCAAAAGTTCGTAAACGAGGAAGAGGCTCGCGCGCGCGGCGAGCTCACGTGGTACTTCGGCAGCTACGAATCCGAGATGGGGCTGCGCGGCATGTGCTACGAGCGCGGCGAATTGGAGGCCTCAGAAAGCTCGCCGTCTAGCGTCTTTGAGATGGTGCTGCCGGATGGTTCGCATCGATTTATCGAGCGCCCGGAGAAGAAGGATCCTCGCAACGAAGCGTGGAAGCGCGGCGAGTCGATACGCTCTGCGCTTGGGCGGCTTTCATGGGTGCACCAGTTCGCGCTCGAAGCGCTGTTCACTCCGGGGCGGTTACCGAACGGGCGTCAAATCATCCGTTTTGCAACCGGCGACGAGGATTGTGGAAGAATTGGGCACCACTCCCCCACCCTTTGCGGCCTCGTCGTTGAGCATGGGAGCATCGACGCGGGCGTTGCGGCGTGGGAAGCGTCCGGGAAAAGCATCTGGCACCTGTGGGCGCATGTGAAGCGCGAGGTAACGGCGCTCAAATCCGCATCGATTCGGGCTTATCTTGCTGAGCGGGGTGTTTCGAAATGAGCGATCGCCTCACGCTTCGCCAAATCGCGGACATCACCGGCGAAAGTTACATGACGGTCTACCGGCGCATCGTCGAGGAAAAACTTTGCCGCTTCGCGCGCGTCGGAAAGAAGGGCGCGCGCGTTTGGGTTTACCTGGACGACTTGCGGCGGTCGGAAATGCTTCAGGGTTGGTATCGACCGATTGCGATCCACTTCGGTGTGTACGAAGAGCTCCCTCCCTATTGAACGTTACGCTGCGTTACACGCTCTATTGTCGCGTTACGCAGCGTTACACGTTTTCGACTAATCTATAAGGGAACCGCGCTTGACAGACCACGCATCACCCGTCGTTCAGACGGTTTCGTACATCGTGAGCCGCGATATCGCGCTGCGGTGTTGGGATTGCGATGCGGGCGTTCGCCACCGAGAAGACGTGCTGGACGAAATCGAAGCGTTTGAGCGAATGCAGGAAGATGCGGCGCACACCGCGTTGCTTCGTTTCAATCGTACGGACGGCCGCACATGTCACGTGTGCGAAGGCTCGCGCGTTGCAGCGTGGGTAGGTATCACGATGGCGCTCGACAAATGAGCGTGGTTCGCGGGCGATTGCCGACGCAAGACGTTGAAGTAGCGCCGAAAAGCGAACCGCGTATACCTACCCTGCGCGCCCAAGTGCTCGCCGAGTTTCGGCGTTTTGGCGTGATAGACGACAATTCACAAATCGTGAATCCACAACGCTACGACGGTACGCTCACGGAGCGATAGACGAGCCCGAATAGGCTCACAAGGTACACAAAGGTAAGTCGTTGACAACAGAGCAAGAAAAGCCATCCACAGAGCAGGCCACAAATGAGGCTGCCGCCGTTTGGATGAACATCGGCGATCTGAAAGCGTGGGAGAACAATCCGCGCAAGAACGACAAGGCTGTCGAAGGCGTTGCACGGTCGATTCAGAAGTTCGGTTTCGGTGCGCCCATCTTGGCGCGCAAGTCGAACATGGAAGTCATCGCCGGGCACACTCGCCTCAAAGCGGCTGCGAAGCTTGGGCTTCACAAAGTGCCCGTTCGTATCCTCGACCTCGATGCGGATCAGGCGCACATGCTTGCGCTTGCGGACAACCGATTGGGCGAGAACGCTGAGTGGGACGACGAGCTGTTGACCGCGGTGTTGGCCGACCTGAAGCAAAAAGGCGAAGACTTAGACATTAGCGGGTTTGAATCGGAAGAGTTAGATCGGCTGTTGGGTGACGAACTTCCGGAAGAGGCGAGCGGGAACGCTTCCCTTTCGGATCGCTTCGGATTCGCCCCGTTCTCTGTGCTCGATGCGCGCCGAGGCGAATGGCGAAAGCGCAAAGGCGAATGGGAAGCCATGGGGCTGTCTTCCGGCCTTGGGCGCGGCGAAGAGCTTCTCAAATTCAGCGATAGCGAGATTTTCGAAGGGGAGCACGGCACCAGCATCTTCGACCCAGTGCTGTGTGAGCTTGGCTACCGGTGGTTCAGTGCGCCAGGCGGCAAGGTGCTCGACCCGTTCGCGGGCGGCTCAGTGCGCGGCATCGTGGCCGCTACCCTTGGGCGCGAGTACGTTGGCGTCGATGTATCGCACAAGCAGGTAGAGGCGAATCGCGCGCAGTGGGATGCCATCCAGAAGCGTGGGCCGGCACCTATCGCGCCGAAGTGGATTGAGGCGGATTCGAGAGACATCGATGTGCTGGCCGAAACGGCTGACGCGGACCTGATTCTTTCCTGCCCTCCGTACGCGTACCTCGAAAAGTACTCGGACGATCCTCGCGACCTTTCGACACTCGAATACGAAGATTTCCGCGAAGCCTACTTTGAGATCATCGAGAAGGCCGTGGCAAGGCTGAAGCCGAACCGCTTCGCTCTCTTCGTGGTCGGTGAAGTGCGCAGCAAAAAAGGGCAGTACGTTGGATTTGTGCCCGATACCATCAGGGCATTTGAGCAGGCTGGCGCGAGCTTCCACAACGAAGCGATTCTGGTGACTCCGCTTGGCTCGGTGCGAATGCGTACGGCCACACCTTTTGAGAACACCAGGAAGTTCGGCAAGACGCACCAGAACGTTCTGGTCTTCGTGAAGGGCGACGCCAAGAAGGCGGCGGCCGCTTGCGGGGCGGTGGATACTTCAGGATTTGAGAAGGCTGCCGAGGCCTTTGATGGCGCAGCCGAAATGTTGAAAACGAAGGTTTAGATTGAGTAACGCAAAGCCACCCACAGAGAAAGCCACCGAATTAGAGGCGGCCGCGGTGTGGATGGACATCGCGCAGCTCAAGGCGTGGGAGAACAATCCGCGTAAGAACGATGCTGCTGTTGATGGCGTCGCAAAGTCGATCCAGAAGTTTGGTTTCGGCGCACCTATCCTTGCCCGCAAACATAACCTCGAAGTCATCGCCGGGCATACAAGGCTAAAGGCTGCCGCAAAGCTTGGGCTGCACAAGGTGCCGGTTCGCATCCTCGACCTTGATGCGGACCAGGCTCACCTACTCGCTCTCGCCGATAACCGCTTGGGAGAGAATGCCGAGTGGGATGACGAACTGCTGAGCGCCATCCTTGGCGATCTAAAGCAAAAGGGCGAAGACCTAGAACTGAGCGGGTTCGACGAAAAGGAGCTGGATAAGCTTCTAAGTCCAGGCGAGTTACCGCAGTACGGCCCAAGCGACTTCCCGGCTTATGATGAAAACATAGACACAAACCATACGTGTCCAAAGTGCGGGTACGAGTGGAGCTCCGGCGGCAAGTGAAGCCACCCTACAGAGTTCCGTCTATGGACGAGATACGAGCCGTAAAGCCAAGCGGACTTCGGTGTGTATCTACGTTTAGCGGAGGAGGCGGTTCGTCATGCGGCTATCGCATGGCCGGGATAAAGGTTGTCTGGGCTAATGAGTTCGTGCAGGCTGCGCGGGATACTTACGCGGCGAACTGGCCAGACACTATCCTCGATGGTCGCGATATACGGCGCGTAACGGGCCAAAGCGTTCTTGACGCAATTGGCATGAATGTGGGCGAGCTAGATATATTTGACGGATCGCCTCCGTGCGCAAGTTTCTCAACCGCAGGCAGCAGAGAAGGCGGATGGGGTAAGGTAAAAAAGTATTCGGACGTCCGACAGCGAACAGACGATCTGTTCTTTGAGTACGCCCGTCTGCTGAGCGAGATAAAGCCGCGCGCGTTTATCGCAGAAAACGTATCCGGACTAGTAAAGGGTGTTGCGAAGGGATACTTCAAAGAGATACTCGTCGCACTTAAGGCTTGCGGCTATCGGGTATCGGCGAAGGTTCTTGATGCGCAATGGCTCGGTGTTCCACAAGGAAGACAAAGGCTGATCTTTATTGGGTTTCGAAACGATCTTAATATAGACCCGGCGCACCCTAAACCGCTTCCGTATTTCTATTCGCTAAAAGACGCTCTAGCGTTTTCGGAAAAGCCTACGCAGGAAGAGCTTCGCGAAGTATTTCTTCCAGAAAGCATTGCGGTTGGAGCTGAGATTCGTCGGATTAAAGAAGGCGAAACGTCAAGCAAATACTTTCAGCTTGTTCGCGCAAGACTCGACCGTCCGTGCCCAACGATCACAGCGACGAGTGGGCAGATCGGCGCAGCGTCTATCGCGCATCCGTTCGAACATAGAAAGTTTGCAAGAAGCGAACTCCTTGCGATCTCATCATTTCCTTCAGATTACAAGGTAATCGGCCAATATAGTAAATTTGGCGAACGTATCGGCAGGGCCGTTCCTCCGATCATGATGCGCTCAATAGCGGAGGGCGTTCGAGATTCTCTACTGTCAGCGACGAAGCAGGAATGCAGCGCGACAACGTAATCCCTAGCGGCAAGTGGTCGTTCGATGGAGACGTAACGGCATCGTTCGAAGACATGCTTTCGCGGTCTATTCCTCAGTACGATGTAATGCGATCGTCTGTGGCGGATATCGCAATGCGGTACTTTGTTGACGGAACCGACGTTATCGACCTTGGCGCATCAAGAGGTGACGCGATAGCGTCGATCCTAACTAAGTCGCAGCGCAGAGCGAGAAAGATGATAGCGGTTGAGGTGTCGAGGCCTATGCTCGACTCTCTTCATTCTAGGTTTTACGGAGAAGAGTACGGAAACTTACAGGTGCTCGATTTCGACCTTCGAAACGGATATCCGCAAGATGTATTTGCATCAGTAACGCTTTGCGTGCTTTCGCTTCAGTTTACGCCAATTGAGCACAGGCTTCGTATTTTACGTGACGTATGGTCCAGCACTGTCCCTGGCGGCGCTCTTATTTTAGTTGAAAAGGTAATCGGCGCATCAGCAGACATAGATGCGTCGTTCGTCGATCTGTATTACGACCTAAAACGAGCGAACGGTTACACTGACGAGCAAATCGAAAGAAAGAGGCTCTCTCTAGAGGGCGTTCTTGTTCCGGTTACGGCCGGATGGAATGAGGACATGCTTCGCAGAGTTGGGTTCTCAGAAGTTGATTGCTTCTGGAGATGGATGAACTTCGCTGGCTGGGTTGCTGTAAAGTGATTCTGCTTTGCGTCTTAACGCTTCGCGTATGCATAGACGTCGTAGATACAGCGATAGTGTCCGCAGTCCTATTTAGGGCTTTTTTATCGCGCACAGTAGGCGCTGTTAAGAAACGGGCAGACCTTGCTCCGATCGATCTCGCGCGCGAGGAATACATAGCGTCAAGGTATAAGGCGGCAGGCATTCAAGAGTTAGCTGTACCTGTTCTTATGGCGTGCAAGAAGTAAGATGGCCAACTCCTCTAAGCGCGACGCGCGCAAACTAGACCTCGCTGTTCGTAGGCAGCAGGCGCTAAAGCTTCGCCTTGCTGGAGTATCGCTCGAATCGATTGCTGAAAAGCTCGGATACGCTCACAAGTCGAACGCGAGCAAGGATATCCGCGGCGCGATCAAAGACACATATCGCGAGGCAGCCGAAGAGGTTCGCACGCTCGAACTTGAGCGCCTGGATCGCATCATGTTCGCCGTTTGGCAAAAGGCCATCGCTGGCGATTCGGCGGCGATCGATCGCGTGCTTCGCATCATGGATCGGCGCGCGCAGTACCTAGGACTCGACAGCCCGAAAGAAACGTCTGTTGAGGTAAAATCTGACTCCCGCGAAAGAATCTTCGCTCGCCTTCAAGCTCTCACAGCTGCCGCGGCAGGAACAGGATTCGTTCCTCCGCAGTCTAAGTGACGAAGAGGCGCTTGAGCTTGAGTACAACTGGAGGTTTTGGGGTCGCCCAAGCCAGTTTGCGCCTGTAGGCCAGTGGCGCATCTGGTTACTTCTCGCAGGCCGCGGATTCGGCAAGAGCCGAACGGGCAGCGAGTGGGTAACCGAGAAGATTAAAGCGGGCTATAGGCGCATCGCGCTGATTGGCCGAACCGCGGCGGATGTTCGCGACGTTATGATCGAGGGCGAGAGCGGAATTCTCGCCAAATCTCACCCGCACTTTCGCCCACGCTACGAACCATCCAAGCGCCGCCTTACGTGGCCAGATGACGAGCATGGCAAGGGCGCAATCGCCACGTGCTACTCGGCAGATAAGCCAGATCAGCTACGTGGACCGCAGCACGATCTAGCGTGGGGCGACGAGTTCGCAGCCTGGCGCTACATCGACGACACATGGAGTAACGCCGACTTCGGGCTTCGCCTTGGGCTGAACCCGTGCGCGTTGCTCACAACAACGCCGCGCCCGATCAAACAGGTGCGCGACTTATTGGTTGACCCATCATGCGTGGTCACGCGCGGAAGCACGTTCGACAACGCTGGCAACCTGCCCGCGAACACGCTCGACGCGATGGCGAGGAAGTATGGCGGCACAAGGCTTGGCCGCCAAGAGCTATACGCAGAAATTCTTTCTGACAACCCGGGCGCACTCTGGAAGCGCGCGGACATCGAAGCGAGCCGCACTACCGTCAAGCCAGAGATGGTTCGGATTGTTGTCGGCGTAGATCCTGCCGTTTCAAGCAACGAAGGATCGGACGAAACGGGGATCATCGTTGCCGGCCTTGGCGTCGACGGCGATGCGTACATCCTGGATGACGCATCGATGAAGGCGCTGCCGGCCAAATGGGCGCGCGCCGTTATTGCGTCCTACTCAAAGTTCGAGGCTGACCGAGTTGTTGGTGAAGTAAACAACGGAGGCGATCTCGTCGAGGCAAATATTCGCTCCGCTGAAGGCGGTCGCGAAATTGCCTACAAAAAGGTTCACGCGTCACGAGGGAAGCGCCTTCGAGCTGAGCCCGTCTCTACGTTGTACGAACAAGGCAGGGTTCACCACCTCGGTGCGTTCGCAGAGCTAGAGGACCAGATGTGTCAGTGGGATCCAAGCCTCAACGAAGGATCTCCCGACAGGCTTGATGCGCTCGTGTGGGCGCTCACCGACCTGATGCTAGGCGAAGAAGATCCCAACGCGAGCGGTCGCATTTTCAAGGGCAGGCGCTCCACTCGATGAAAACAGCACGACAAGCCATCGAGCAAGAGCCGCAGGTTCGCTCGCTAATAGACTGGGCACCGGAGAATATTCGCGCCGCGCAGATTATGGCGGACAGCGGGTATCTTGCGCTCGCCGCAGACCTTTGCGAATCGTTCCTCGCAGACGAGCGCATTTTTTCATGCCTCAACACGAGGGCGCTCGGACTTCAAGGTTTGCCGCTTACGTTTGAGGCAGACGGCGGCAAGAAGCGCGCGATCAAAGCGCTCGAAGCCGAAGAAGACTACTGGAAGATGTTCCCGGCGGCCGATCTGGCCATGATGCACATCTGGGGAATCTTGCTCGGTGTATGCCCGGTTCAATTGATTTGGCAGAAGGGGCCAAAGGGTCGCCTACTTACCAAAATCAAAGTTTGGTCGCCGCGTCACCTTCGGCAAGATCAAGAAACCAAGCAATGGTTTCTCCGTGTCGGAAGCGGATCGCGCGAAATCGAGATTTGCAAGAACGGCAAACCGGACGGCAAGTGGGCGCTGTTTATGCCTTACGGATCTAATAGGCCGTGGGCGCGATCGATATGGCGAGCTCTTGCGAACTGGTACCTGCTCAAGCGGTACGCGATCCAAGACTGGGGATACTACTCCGAGAAGAACGGGCAAGGCATCCTCGTTGCTGAGGGCTCCGAGGCAAGCACCAAGACCGCACGCCAAGAGGCGACAAACGATCTAAATGCGCTCGGGCGCGATAGCGCCATCGCGCTCCCGCCGGGCTGGAATCTAAAGCTTCTCGAAGCCACGGCGAACACGTGGGAGACCTTTCAGGCTCAGAAAGACGCAGCGGACACCGGGACGGCGGTTTGCATCCTTGGCCAAAACATGTCCACCGAAGTGCCAAAGGGCGCAGAGACGGGCATGACGCTGCACAAGTACGTCTTTCAGTTCTACATCAACGCCGACGCCGAATCGGTCCCAACGTTCCTACACGACAATATCCTTGTGTTTTGGGCGCAGTGGAACTTCGGTCGCGCCGACTTGGCTCCGTGGCCAAAGTACGACGCAACGCCGCCGGAAGACAAGAACGCAAGAGCGACACGTATCGCGCAGATTGGCGAAGGTTTTCATCGCCTATTTGAGTCTGGCGCGCCGATCGACTTCCTGAAGCTCGCTGAGATGTACGGGCTTCCTGTTTTGGATGCAAAGGCGATCGCAGACAAGACCGCCTCGGACAAAGCTGCAGGTGAGAAGACTGTGCCGAGTACCGATCTTCCGGCCGACCAATCCGCACCGAACGCAGACCAAGGCAACGCGCCGCAAGACGTTCCGAAGCCAGACGTATCTGCGCTCCCTGCTGCGTAGAGAGAAATCAACGCATGGACAAGATCAACACCGAGCTCGCGCTCGAAGTGCACAGCGTTCCTTTGTCAGACGGGGAAGCGCCGCCGTCCGAGTTCCTTATCTTCGCGAAGGGGACAACCAAGACGGACAAAGGCGACATCGTTTTTGACGAGTCGTCGATGAGCAACACTCTCGAAGTGTGGAGGGCGCGCGGCACCGATCTGTTTATCGACTACGAACACAAGTCGCTCGACCCAAAGGCGCCACCTGGCGCCGGAAAAGCAGCCGCATGGTTCTCCATTGAGAATCGAAACGGCGACCTTTGGGCAACGAACGTTCAATGGACCAACAGCGCACGCGAAGAGATTGCTTCGCGCGAGTGGCGCTACTTCTCCCCCGCCGTGCGCATTGATGCGAAGCGGCGTGTCATGGGCGTCGTGAACCTTGGGCTCACGAATCTACCTGCAACCGTTCACATGAAGCCACTCGTGGCGCACCAACTGCCGGACGAGAACGTCGCGGCCAAGGAACCGCACAACATGAAACTGTACACATCTCTCGTTGGACTTTCGGAAACCGCCTCGGAGCTTGAAATCTACACCGCGCTTTCTCGCTTGAAAGAAGGCAACACGGAACTTCTTTCTGCTCTCGATGCGTCGAGCGTTGAGCAGGCAAAGGGCAAGATTGCCGGCCTTCAAGAGTCGGCGAAGCTTCTCCCGGTTGTGCAGGAGAACCTTGCGAAGGCAAACGGTGAACTGAACAAGGTGAAGTTGGAAGCCCTTTTTGCGAAGGGCGAGGAAGAGAAGAAGCTCACTCCTGCAATGAAAGAGTGGGCGCTCTCTCAGTCCGTTGAGGCGCTCTCGGCGTTTCTTGAAGTCGCTCCCGCGATCGAAGCGCTCTCTGCCGTTGAAGAAGTAGAGCCTCCGGCCAACGAACAGAACGCCGCCGTCGCGTCGATCGTCGGCAGCAAGAAGTTCAGCGAGCTCTCGTTCGACGAAAAGCACGAACTCTTCCAGCTCGACGAAAAGGCCTACCGAGCCCTTAAGGCGAAGGAAAGCTGAGCGGTCCCGCTCTCAACAACCGCGAAAGCGGGAACTCTCTCCAACAGGAATAGAACGAAATGACCATCACGAAAAAAGATAACGTCTTTATCCCCGAGCTTCTCAAAGAGGCGGTGTCCGGCGCGTTCGCTCAGGGCAACGTGATCATGGGCTCCAAGTATGCTGCGGTTGGCGCTGCCGTCTCGAACGGAACGATGCCTTCAAAGGCCATCGGCGACAGTATTCGCATTCCGTACTTCAACACGATCGGCGATTTCCAGCAGATTGCGGCCGACGGCGACGCCGCGTCCATCGCAGCCCTCGCACAGACCACCGAGACGGCTTCGGTTCGTCACGATGCACTTGCGTTTGAGGTTACACGCTGGGCGCAAAGCTCTGCCGGTAAGAGCATTTACCAAGAGGCCGCAGAGCAGATCGTGAAAGCTTGCGGCCGAAAGATGGACTCGCTTGTGACCGCTGCCGCTGCAGCGTCTCCGCTCGTCAAGTCGCTTTACAGCTCGTCTGTCCCGCGCACGCTTGACTACGATGCCGTCGTTGATTCGATGTTCCTCTGGGGCGACCAAGCGGAAGACATCGCGGCGCTCGCGATTCACTCGAAGACCAAGGCGGACCTTTTGAAGCTCAAGGACGGCACGGGCCGCCCGCTTCTCACGATGCCGCTTGACGGTGGTCTTGAGCGCTTCATGGGGATCCCGCTCGTTGTGTCGGATCTCGTCCCGCTCACTGGCAGCTCGATGGGCTCGGTTACGTCGGCCGGTACTTCGCCTCCGACCGCAACGCTCAGCGGCACTCCGTCCGGTCCGTGGAACCTTAAGCTCGACGTTCCGGTTGGCGGCGCGCGCGGCACGGCAAAGTTCCGCTTCTCGACGGACGGCGGCAACACCTGGTCCGACGCTCTAACCACCGGCGCATCGGTTGCCTTGGTTGACACCGCTGTCGATTCTCTCGTCGGCAATAACGGATCGTCCGGTTTGACGGTTGCGTTCGCAAACGCTTCGTTCAGCGTAGACAACACCTACGTCGCGAATGCCTCACTGAAGGTTCGCTCGCTCCTGTTGCAAAAGAACGCGCTCGCGTTCTGGTACAACCAGGACGCAATGAGCCTCAAGACCGATGAGGATATCCTTGCGGACGCCGACATTGGCGCAATGCACCTCTATTCGGCGACCAAGCTTTACCGTCGCCGCCCAGGTAGCGTGCGCCCAGGCGTTGTGGTTATCGAACACAACGTGAGCGGCTACTGATGGGGATGATGCTTCGCAGGCATAAGCGGCCGAAGGTTGATCCTTCGGCCGTTGTGCCGGATCTCAAAGATCTGCCGCAGGACGAGCCCAAGGTTGAGCCCGAGAAGGCTCCCGAACAAGAACCGGCGCAAGCCGTTGACAAAGACGCCAACGCCGTTGGCTCAAAGAAAAGGCGCTGAGGTTAGAACATGAAATCAGGAACAGGTTACCAGCTGCCGGACGGCACGTATTCGAACGTGAGCGAAGTTACGTTCGGCGGCGTATCAGGAAGCCAGGCTGCCACGATTGCGACCGACGTTATTGACGTTGGCGCCCGCGGTTGCGCACGCCTCACGCTCAACGTGACCACGGCAACGGCAGGATCGTTGGACGTGACGGTTCAAACGCGAAAAGACGCAAGTGATTCGTGGCGTACTGTTGCTGCGTTCGCGCAGAAAACGACGGTAACGTCCGAGCGCAAGTGCTTTTCAGGGCTCGACCGCCAGGTGCGTGCAAACTGCGTCATCGTGACCGGCCCGTTCGAATTTAGCATTTCTGGCGAGCTTGTCTGATGGCCGAATGGATCACTGTGCGAACGTTTTCGGCGACGGCGGCGGAATCATCCCTGCCGTCTGCCGGTTCGTTTGTGCAACTCGACCAGCCGACGAAGTTTGTAGAGTTTTGCGCGGAGTCGTTGGTGGTCGCCAACGCTCCAACTGCGGTGGTGTTCACGTTTTGGAGATTGAGCGAAGGCGGACGCCGCGATCGTATTGGATCTCAAAGCATCACGGTTTCATCTGAGCTTGATCGTCCGCTCGTGCAAGTTGTCGAGGTGCACGGGCAGATGATTTACGCAACGGTGTCATTTACCGGCGGCGCATCACCGAACATCACAAGCGGATCTCTTAAGGCTCGCCCAGTTTTCAAGTGACTACGCGGTACATCGGAACGCCGAGGCGGTTCTATTGCCTAAAGCGAATAGGGCTGCTTCGGCTTGGCGACACGTCAGGAGCATCTGTTTGGCGAGCAAAAATGAACGCAGCCGGAGCCACGCCATACCCGAACGATTTTCCGGCAACGACTGAGCTGATTGCCGCAGGATACCTCGCGCTCGATGACGTTCGGGGGTGCGATGAAGCCGAGCTGCTTAGCGTAGGCATTTCGAAGCGTAATGCGCTGAAGGTGCTCGCGTACTTGGAGGCCAATCCGTGAGCTCTCTTGTTACCTACGAAGAACTAAAGCTGGCTCTTGGTGCGCTGTTTAACCCGTGCTTTGACGACGACGGCGACAGTGTGGCAGATGTTGCGGCGGTCGAGCAATGTATCCGCGGGGCGAGCGCAAAGGTAGAGAGCTGGCTGCTGGCCAACTATCCTGAATACGAGACTCCGGATCCTGTACCCGATATCCTCAAAGAAGCGTGCTTTGATTATTGCCGCGTAACAGCCGCCCAGCGTGCACCGCAGTTCTTTAGCGCTGCGTCTGAAGTAAAGTGGACGGACTTCGAAGGCTTGGCTGTCAAGAACATGGAACGCTTCAAAACGTCCGCTCAACGCCTCAAGGAAAGCGAAGGCGGTCCACCTGAGATTGAAGACGACGGGATCTACGTCACGACGTACGCCACGCGCGGGTGGCGCCCCTGAAAGCGCGGCTCAAGACCGAAAACTTCAGAACGGACCTGTTTCGTGGCGAGCAGAACTTCGCGCACGATGTGCCAGAGCTTCTCAAAACGCTCGCTGAAACGGCGAAGACCTCCGCTCAATCAACATCGCTTTTTCAAGATCAAACAGGCGAACTTCGCCGAAACATTCACATCTCGGTCGCGAGCGATAGCGTCTACAAGCTGTCCACCGGGCTGAAAGAAAAGTATGCGGCGGCCGTCGAGACTGGCTACCGAAAGCACGAAATCACGCCTCGCAGAGGCTCTGTGCTTCGGTTCATGATCAACGGACACTGGTTTTCAAAGCGCTCCGTTTGGGTTGGCCCGACGACGCCGAGGCCGTTCATGGAGACGGCGGCGAACGAAGCCGAAGGTCTCGCTGAAGTGTTGGCTGACGCGCTCGTTCGAAGGGTGTTCCGATGAGCAGCTTTGACTTTCTTGTGTACTTTACAACCATGCTTGTCATCGCGGCGATCGTGGTTGACTTTTTCACCAACGGCCTGAACTGATGGCGGATTACGATACGCTAAAGCACGGCGGCGTATCGTTCCCGCTCGTTGAATCGCTCGACAATTCGTTCCTGCGCGATGCGGATCCTACCGTGTACTACGCGCTAGAATTCTTCGAATGCGTCCTCAATAAGCACTTGCTGCCGCGCCTCGTGATGGAGTCTCGCAAAAGCGACGGCGCCGTCATCTCCACGTGCGTAGCGAATAAGGTTTGGTGGGATCCTGAGCCAACGCTCGATGCATCCCAGTTCAAGTTCCCGCTGCTTGCGGTGTTTCGCGAAAGCGATGTCATCGCCGAGCAGACTGTAAAATGGGAAAAGTCAGTAGACACCATCAACGTGGTGTGGGTTATGCCGCCTCTTCTTGGCGCAAGGATGCAACAGCTTTATCCGGCGCTGCACGCCGCGCGAGACATACTCACGCGCACCGCTTCGCGCGGGTTCGATCCTGAATTCGAGGGCGGCGCCAACGTTTGGGCGCTTGCAGGCGCTCAGCAGGCCGGATTCACATCGTTTCGATACGGCGCGTTTCAGAAGATCGCAAACACCGCCGCCGTGTTCCCTACCCTGATGGCCACGCTCGTTGTGCATGAGCGCGAGATGCCAACAGATGACGACTTCGAGCGGCTGCTTTCGGTCGCAATCGAGGTTGGAACGAACGAACCGGACGCCGAAGGCGATCCAGTAACCGACGACATCGAAGTCACACAAACTCTCTAATCCACGTTTCAGGCAGACCACGCACGCTCGCGCGCCAATAGGCACCGCGGGCGTTCTTGTTTTGTCCGCAAAAAGACCGGGAATCACATGGCAAAGACGCTTTCGTTTTTCGCGCGAGGAACTGACCTCGTTCAGGACATCGACGCAATGGAGGCCGGCGTTCGCCGGTACATCGGGCGACGCTCAATTGACAAGGACGGCAAACCGACCTCCGTGATCTCGCTCGTCGCCGGGTGGGACGTTTCGAAAGAGCCGTCAGTGGTTCCGTATCACCACGACTACGTGAAGGCCGCAAAGGACGGGTGCCTTTGGCCGGCGGACAAGGAAACCGCGGACGCGTGCGGCGTTCCGTTTGACCCAAAGTTCGGCGCGGAAAGCTCGCCCGACGAGAAGAAGAAAGGTGACAAATGACCGCATCGGCCATCTTTGTAACGGGACTCGCGGCAAACGATCCTGTTCCGGGCGTATACCCCGAAGTCAATTTTGCTCAGGGCGCAGCGAGCGGGAACAGCTCGGCATATGAGGTTCTACTCATCGGCAACAAGACGAGCGCAGGCAGCGCGACGGTTGACACCGCCGTTTATGGCCCTGACAGCACCACGCAAATGCAAACCGAGCAGGATGTGATCGCGCTGTTTGGCCCGGGCTCGGAGCTACACTGCATGTGGCGCGCGTTCACGAAGTCGAACAAAGACTCCGTGGTTCGTGCGATTGCCGTAACGGAAAGCGCAGGCTCGGCCGCGACGGGTACGATTACAATCGCCACCACCGCAACCGGCGCCGGAACGCTCAAGGTTTGGGTTGGAGCTGAATCGGCAGAGGCTTCCATCGTTTCCGGCGATACGGCTACCGTCATCGGCGACGCCATCGTTTCGGCGATCAACGCAAACACGCACTGGCCTGTCACGGCGGCGAACGCATCGGGAACGGTTACGCTTACGCTCAAGACAAAAGGGCCTCGCGGCAATCAAGTGCGGTACATGGCCGCCATTCTCTCGAACGGCGCCTCTATCGCAACCACGGTTACCCCGACCGCTGACACGGCGTGCACCGGCGGCACAACGGCCGACAGCAACGTTACGGCGCTCTCGACCATCTCGGCGGACCGATACTACTACATTGTTTCTGCCGCTGGCGACGCTACGCAGCTTGGGGCGCTTGCTACGCAGGTGAATACCATGTCGCTCCCGACCACGAACAAGCGCCAACGCGTGTTTGCCGGCGCTGTCGGCACACTCAGCGCGACGAATACCATTGCAACCGGGCTCAACAACCCGCGCGTTGAAATCTTTTGGAGCGAAAAGAGCTCTCACACCGAGGCGGAGCTTGCTGCGTATGTTGCCGGTGTGTGCGCCCTTGGTGAGCTCAACACGGACAAGTGGCGCCTCAGCTTCATCGGCTACGGCAACACGGCGAAAAGCGCTGAAACGTGGTTTGTGAAGGCTCCTCGCCTTGCGAGCGCTCGGCCGTCGCGCACCAGCATCAAGTCGGCGCTGAACAACGGCGTTTCGCCGATTGCCGTGAACCCGAACGGGACGACGTATCTCGTCGATCGCGTTACTTCTCGTTCGCTCAGCGGCTCGGTTGCCGATTATCGCATTCGAGACTCCCACAAGGTCACCATTTGCGATCGCTTCGCCGATGAGCTTGTGACCAAGATTTCGCTAAACCACTCGGAGAAAGCGATCGGAAACGACCCGCTTCCCGGTGCGCCGTTCCCCGGTGAAACCGTGGTTACTCCAAAAATTATCAAGGGCGACATCTATGGGCTGCTCGACAAGTTCGATTCGAACAGCCTTTTGCAGGACGTGCAATTGATCAAAGACCAGATCGTGGTTCAGCGTGAGTCGAATCCGACCACGCGCATGGGCATCCGTGTTCCTTTGCGCCCGATTGACCTCGCGAAGCAGTTCGCGATCGCAATCGATCAAGTCGCCTAACCGTTTGGCGTACCCGAGCGGGGCGCCACCCAAAGCTGCGCCGGTGCGCGCGGCACCGCTCACATTCTACCGGCTCGCCATGCGGCGAAGCCTGAACTCCTAACATGCCGCACGAAGCGGCAAGGGGCACACGTCCATGGCTGGCAGCAACATCATCTATACGACCGGCGCGATCACCGTCGGCGGAAGTCTCCTCACTCAGCACACGTCGATGACGATCAAGCGCACCTCGGGCAGCTCGCCCGTAACCACGGTGCACCTCGGTTACTCCGGCGAGTCTCCGGGCGCCGCGATGGTCGAAATCGAGGTCGATAACGCCGTTCCGGCGGCTGACTTTGAATACGACATGGGCAGCGTGATCGAAGGGCTCGTTCCCGTCGAAATCTCCTGCTACGTCGCCGGGCGCATCCTTACCACCAAGGGTCAAGTGCACGAAGATACGTTCAAGCACGGCGTTGGCTCTGCTGGCTCGTACTCGTTCAGCTTCCGCGGCCCGATGAACGGCTTCAAGTGACAGAAGCGGCAACGGCGCACGAGAGCCCCGAGTGGCTCCACATCAAGTCGATTCCTCGCAAAACGAAGAAGATCGATTTCCCGCGTAAAGATCCTGCAACCGGCGATCAAGTATGCGGAATGCTGATGCGGGTACTGTCCGTTGCCGAACTTCAAGATGCAGCACTGAAGGCGTTCGTCGAAACACAAAAGAGAGACGACGCCAAGGGGCTCATTGTTGGCTCTGAATCGTGGCTCGATGTGTTCAACAACGAGCGCGCGCTTCAGCTTCTTTTCCGTGCGTGCATTCGTGAGACGGACATGTGGGCGTTTTTCCCTCCGCCGAACATGATGCGCAAATCAGTTACCGGAGAAGAAGTGTCGCGCCTAGTTCGAGAGTACGAAATCCTATCAAAAGAGAGCGCGCCATTTCGCTACGACGTTAGCGACGAAGAGGCCGACGTGCTCATCGACGAGGTGATTGAGAGCAACTCGCTCGAAGCGCTCGCCGATTGTTCGTGGTCAGCCATTGGTTCCGTTCTCCTTCGTGCGTGCGACAGACTTTCACAGGTGAACGCTTGAGCTTTCCGGTTCCCACGCACATCTCGGCTTCGGATACTTGGCACGCAATCACGGCAACGCCGCGACCGAGTGACGTTGTGGATTTTCCGCGCAACGATAAGAACGGGAATCCGATCGCGCAGATTCGCATGGTCATCCTCAAAATGGCCGAAATCAACTCCGCTCGCGCGGACGCTGAACGATTCGCCCGCAAGGTTGTCGGCGCAGAATCGGTCGATGCTTCTTCGGAAGCCTACCGGGCCATCTTCAACGACGACATGGACGTTCAGTTGTTGTTTCGCGCGTGCCGCCGAATGGACGACGTAAATACGTCGTTCTTCCCATCTCCTACCGAGATGCGTAACCATCTCACGCCGGACGAGCTTGGTATCATGATTCGCGCTTACCTGCTGATTCAAGCGGAGCGCGGTCCTATCGTTTCGCAGTTCGACCAAAAAGATTTTGACGCCTGGATTGCCCGACTGAAGGAGGGGGGAAACTCCTCCCCTTTAGCTTCGCTGTCGTCGGACGCGCTGAAAGCGCTAGTGAAGCATTTGGTGTTTCACCAGCCGAGCTATGCGACGGGCACACCCTCGCCTGGATCGCCGCAAGCCGAAGAGACTGACGCGTCCTTTCAAACGGAAGGCTAAACCGTGGCGATTCGACCTGTAGTCGTTAGCTTTCAGGCCGAAGGCGTACGTGAGATCCAAAAGTCGTTTCAGGCCATCTCGAACGCAGCAGCGGCAGCAGAGAAGGCCACCGTTCGCTCGAACGAACGCGCAACGACAACGACGCTTCGCTCGCATCAAAAAGTAAGCGATTCAAAGAAGAAAGAAACCAAGGCCGCGCTCGACGCAGACGAGAAGCTCGCGGCATCAAAGAAGAAGCTCGCGGCGCAGATTGAAGCCATCGAGCGCCGCCAATCTGACCGCAAGATGCGCGAGATTGAACGCGAGCTTCGGCAATCAATCGCCGCGGACGAGCGTGCAGCGGCGCAGAAGATTCGACTGAGCGAGAAAACGGCGGCCGCCCAGAAGCGAATTCGCGAACGTGAAATCGCTGCAGAGAAGCGCGTTTATTCTGGAGTAGGCCGACTTGTTGGCGGCTCCACATCT